AAGTAGCATCAACTTGTGGTTTAGTTTTAAGAATGGGTCCGCACTGCTATGATAAAGAAAGATACCCAGAAGGACCATGGTGTAAAAAAGGTGATTGGATTATCTTTGCAAGATATGCTGGATCACGAATTAAAATAGATGGGGGTGAGATAAGACTTCTAAACGACGATGAAGTTTTAGCAACCGTGGAAGACCCTCAAGATATATTCCACGAATTTTAACAATCATAGGAGATACTATGCAAGAAGAAGAAAAGAAAACAGTTGATATTGATACTTCCGGTCCCGAAGTAGATATTCAATTGCCAGAAGAAAAAACAGAAGAGGTTGCAGAACAACCACAAGAGGACAAAACATATGAAAACGAACGTGAAACAAAGCTTGAAGACGGTGGTAGCGCCGATGACTCATCTGAGAAATCTGTACAGCAGTCTGATAGCGAAACAAGTGATAAACAAGAAGACAACACTAAGCAAATTGAAGAGTATTCTGAAGGCGTTAAAAAGCGAATAGCTAAATTAACGAAAAGAATGCGTGAAGCTGAAAGACAAAAAGAAGAAGCTTTACGTTTTGCTGAAAGTATTAAACAGGAAAGAGACAAGTTTAAAACTACAGCAGATTCTTTAGATAAAAATTATGTTGCAGAAATGGAAGGTAGAATCACTTCTTCTATTGCAGCGGCTCAAGAAAAACTAAGAGCTGCTAGACAGAATGAAGACCCTAAAGCTGAGACAGAAGCTTTAGCTTCTATATCTCAACTTGGTTATGAACAGGGTAAATTAGCTGAATTAAAAACCCAGCATCAGATGCAAGAAACAGCATCTAAAGAAAAACCTGTTGAACAACCATTATATCAACAACCACAAGCACAGGCTCAAACTCCGCCAGATCCAAGGGCAGAAGATTGGGCTAGTAATAATGAGTGGTTCGGTAAAGACAGTGCAATGACGTATACAGCGTTTGATTTGCATAGAAAACTTACCGAAGAAGAAGGAATTGACCCTAGGTCAAGCGAATATTATACGGAAATAGACAAAAGAATTAGGTTGGAATTTCCGCATAAATTTGATAAACCTATGGACAAACCGGTTAGTAAACCTACACAGACCGTTGCCTCTGCAACGCGTAGTTCAAAGACTAGTCGTAAATCAGTGAGACTCACATCATCTCAAGTAGCAATTGCTAAAAAATTAGGTGTGCCACTAGAAGAATATGCGAAACAACTTATGAACACGAAGGAGGTATAGGCATATGAAAAAAGAACAACCAACTCGTGCGAGCCAAGCAAAGAAAAGTGATTCGACAAAAGTTGAAGCACAAGCAAAAACGGTAGCTCCACAAGAGAGACCGAAAGTTTGGACTCCACCATCGTACTTAGATACGCCCAACGCGCCAAATGGATATAGACACAGATGGGTCAGAACAGAAATCCTAGGATTCGTTGATACGAAAAACATACAAGGACGCTTAAGGTCAGGGTATGAGTTAGTAAGATCAGATGAATATCCCGAAGAGGACTTTCCAACTATCGCAGATGGCAAATACGCAGGGGTTATCGGGCACGGAGGCCTTGTGCTGACAAGGGTACCAGAGGAGATCGCGCAGCAAAGAACTGAATACTATGCCAGACAGGCACAGGATCAGCAGGCTGCAATAGACGCCGATCTTGCGAAGGAACAGCATAAGAGTATGCCTATCAATGTTGATAGAGATACTCGTGTAACCTTCGGTGGTTCAAAGAAAAGTTAATTTTTTAACAATTCCGAAACCAGCGAATTAACCGTACTGGAGGCCTGAAAGGGCAGGTACATTTAAGGAGAAAACGTATGGCTAACGCGTCAACAACTGGGTTCGGTTTGAGACCCATTAAAAAAGTTGGTCAGACAGATAACGTAGGTGCTCTTACAGAGTACAGCGTTGCAGCTTCTTCTGCTTTAATTTCGCACGCAGCAATGGTGCAATTAACTGCGGATGGTGTTGTACTCGCTTCAGGAAACACAGATGCAAATAATCTGGGTACACTGAATGGCGTTTTCTATACTGATGCCGACACAAACAAACCAACGTTTGCAAACTTTTCAAAAGCAAGTAACACTGCTACTGATATTGTTGCATTCGTAAACGACGACCCTAGACAGGTTTATGAAATCATGTCTGCGGACACTGCATTCAACCAAAATGAAGTTGGTGGATGTGCTGACCAGGTCGCAGCAGTAGGAACTACTCCGTTGTTCATTTCGAAATCAAAAATTTCGGCTACAACAAGTGCTTCTATTGCTCAACTTAAAATACTAGGTGTTTCTAGAGATCCGAATCATTCTGATACTACTGCTGAGGGCTTTGCTCTTAGAGTTATTATCAATGAGCATATCTTAGGAAATAACGTAGCAGGGATATAATAGGAGTATATAATTATGGCTATATCACGTAATCAACTAGTTAAAGAACTAGAGCCAGGATTGAATGCACTATTCGGCCTGGAGTATAAACAGTATGAACAAGAACATGCTGAAATATACACAACTGAGTCATCTGACAGAGCTTTTGAAGAAGAAGTTATGTTATCAGGTTTCGCTCAAGCACAAGTTAAACCAGAAGGTTCTGGCGTAACTTACGACAGTGCTCAAGAAACTTTCACAGCTAGATACACACACGAGACAATTGCTCTTGGGTTTGCTATCACTGAAGAAGCTATTGAGGACAATTTGTATGACAGACTTGCGTCTAGATATACAAAAGCTTTAGCAAGATCTATGGCTCAAACTAAACAAGTTAAAGCAGCTGCACCGTTAAACAATGGTTTACCAGGTTTAACATTCACTTCAGGTGATGGTGTATCTCTTTTCAACGCTTCGCACCCAACTATTTCTGGAACTTTCAGTAATACATTGGCAACAGCTGCGGACTTAAACGAAACTTCATTAGAGCAATCAATGATTGACATTGCTGCGCTTACTGATGAAAGAGGTTTAAAGATCGCTGCGAAAGCTGTGAAGATGATCATTCCATCTGCACTACAATTCACTGCTGAAAGACTTATGAAGTCTTCACAAAGAGTTGGAACTGCTGATAATGATATTAACGCACTTGTATCTATGGGAATGGTTCCTGGTGGATACACAGTTAACCACTATTTAACTGACACAGATGCGTTCTACATCACTACAGACGTACCAAATGGTATGAAGCATATGGAAAGAGCTCCATTGACTACTAAAATGGAAGGCGATTTCGATACTGGAAACGTAAGATACAAAGCTAGAGAAAGATACGTATTTGGCGTATCAGACCCTAGAGGTATTTTTGCATCACCAGGTGCTTAATCAATAAATTTGAGGCGGGACACAATCCCGCCTCATTTCAATTATAGAAAGAAAAAACCATGAAAAAATTCCTTGTAAACATATACGCTTATGATCATCACGCTAGATTTGAAGTAGAATCTAATGATGACGCTGTTTCCCTAGAACAATCAATAGTTGACAAACTAGGAGAAAATAGTATAACTTGGGAATCAACAGGAATGTTTAGAAAAATTCCTTATCGAATAACCTATGAGGAGGTTAGTAATGATACAAGACCTTTACAAAGCAAAAAGGTCCTTGGAGTTGAAGTGGGAACAAGAGCATCTATCTAATAATAGATATACTCTTGAAATGGTCAGAATTGATGACAAAGTTAGAGAAGTTATCACAAAGATCAAGCTGGAAGAAGCAGCAATAGCCCACAGGCAGAATACTATTGATAATGCCGCTCCTGAAGTTTCTGTAGCTACTTAATAAAAAGCTACATCGTTGGATAAATCCACTCCACACTACAGGCTCTCTTGCACTCTACTCAAATCTAGTATATAAAAAACTCACTATACAATTATCAAAAGATCATAGACGCGTATAGTCGACGGCCTAGAGACTATGATCTGTAAACTAGGAGGATATAATTATGGCAAAAACTACATTTTCAGGTCCAGTACTTCAAGGTAAAGAAGGTGTTAACATTGAAACTAAAGCTTCAAGTTACACTGTGACTAACGCTGATTCAGGAAAAACTTTTGTTTCTGAAACAGATGGTGTGGTATTCACTTTACCTGCAATTGCAGTTGGATACTCATTCAAGTTCGCAAACAATGCGCCTGATGGACAAAACACAATGACGATCAGTCCTAATGCATCTGACGGAATCACTTATGCTGGTTCATCAACAGATGACAAAGACTTAATCAATACAAAAGCTACTTCAAGACAAGGTGACTATGTTGTAATTGCATCATTAGATGGAACTACTGCATGGCAAGTTACTCAAGTTAGAGGAACTTTTGCTAAAGAAGCATAATAAATAATTAGTGTGGGGCTTCGGCCCCACATCAATTTAACGGAGAATAATTATGGCAGGCGGTGGATCATTTATAAGCGATCAAAAATTTACTACTCTAACAGGAGATGGTAGTTTTAAAACTATAACAGGTGGTAGTACAAATTTAGGACCATGCAGAGTTACTTACATTCAAGCTCATGGTGGTACTAACTGTTTAGTTAAATTACACGATGGAACAGATGGTACAGGTTCTTTAGAGTTTCAAGCTAAATTTAGTTCTGAAGGATTAGATATAATGATTCCTGGTTCTGGTATAAGATTTAAAAATGGAGTCTACTTAGATTTAACTACTACAGACTCTGTAACAATAGGATACACAGGATAATGAAATCAGACGTAAAAGCAGTTAGAAAAACAGACGCTACATCAGTCTTTGCAGGAAGAACAAGATTAAGAGGAATTATTTTAGCATCAACAGGTTCTGCAGGTTCAGTTACATTACAAGACGGAAACTCAGTAACACAGTTTCAAGTCGATGTACCAGCAGGTGATGTATTTTCTTATAATCTAGCAGAAGACGGAATATTATTTGAAGGCGGAATGACAGTTTCTGCTATATCAAATGCAACGGCAACTGTTATTATAGATAAATAGGAGAGTAAATGGCTAACACTACTTCGGGTACAACTACCTTTGAAAAAGGTTTTTCTATTTCAGATATTGTTGAAGAAGCGTATGAAAGATTAGGCATACAAGGTGTTTCTGGCTACCAATTAAAATCTGCAAGAAGATCTCTTAATATTTTATTTCAAGAATGGGCAAACAGAGGTTTGCATTATTGGGAAGTTGCAAACAATAATATTACATTAGTTGCAGATCAAGCAACATATACAATGTTCAGATCAACAGGTGATGGTACTTCAAGTGCTACAGCTGTCTATGGTGTTGATGATATATTAGAAGCTTCTTATAGAAACGCTAATGTAGACACACCACTTACAAAAGTAAGCAGATCACAGTATCAAGCATTTTCAAATAAAACATCTACTGGAACACCATCACAATATTTTGTTCAAAGATTTATAGATAAAATTACAGTTACTTTATATTTAACTCCTGGATCCAGTGAAGCAGGTAAGTTTTTAAATTATTATTATGTAAAAAGAATTCAAGATGCAGGTGATTATACTAATGATGCAGATGTACCATATCGATTTGTACCATGTATGACTGCAGGTTTAGCTTACTATCTTGCAATTAAAAATTCACCTGACAGAGTTCAAATGCTAAAGATGTTGTACGAAGATGAATTACAAAGAGCTTTACAAGAGGACGGCTCGTCATCAAGTACTTATATTAGTCCTAAAGTTTATTATCCGGAGTCTTAATGTCAAATCTTTCTTCAGGTAAATACGCAAAATTTATTTCTGATAGATCAGGATTAGAGTTTCCATATTCTGAAATGGTAATAGAATGGAATGGAGCTAGAGTTCACATATCAGAATTTGAAAAAAAACATCCACAACTAGAACCAAAACCTCATGCGGCAGATCCACAAGGTTTATTAAATGCAAGACCTGCAAGAACAGAACCTGCTGTTGCAAGAATATTAACTTTAAATCCATTATCTGCTACAGATGGGTCTACAACTATAACAGTATTTGAAGACAATCATGGAAGATCTACAAGTGATACAGTTAGATTTAGAGATGCTGAACCCGGTGCAGGTATAACTGCTGCAGATATTAATAACGCTTCGGGATTTACAATTACAGTTACAAATGCTAATAATTACACATTTACAGCTGCAGGAACAGCAACTGCAACTGCAAAAATAGGAGGAGGAAGTATATCGGCTGGTCCGGTTACACTATCACCATAATGGCATATACACTTACAAACTTACAAGATGATATTAGAAACTATACAGAAGTAGACAGCTCTGTTTTATCTACAGGTGTTTTAAATACCATAATTAAAAATGCTGAAAATAGAATTTATAGAGATGTAGATTCTGATGATAATAGATTTTATGCTACATCAAATTTACAATCAGGAAATAGATATGTAACTATCCCCTCTGATCTTAGAATAATTAGGTATGTTCAGTTAAAAGATGGATCTGATAATCAAGTATTTTTAGAAAAAAGAGATACTAGTTTCATGACAGAATACTACAATACTCCTAGCACAGCTAGCGGTTTACCTAAGTATTATGCCAATTGGGATGCTAATTTTTGGGTAGTAGCACCTACACCAAACGCTACATTTGAAATTACTTTGGCATACGTCAAACAACCAACAAGTATTACAGACTCATCTGTAAGCTCTAGTGGTACTTTTACATCCAATAAATATCAGGATTTACTTTTGTACGCATGTCTGGTAGAAGCATATGGATACTTGAAAGGTCCAGCGGATCTGATACAATACTACGAACAGTCATATAGACGGGCTGCAAAATCTTATTCTATCGAACAAGAAGGTAGAAGACGTAGAGATGAATGGCAAGATGGCGCTATTCGTTCTCAAATTAAGTCGCCATCACCAAACTAAGGAGATAATATAAATGGCAAATGTAGTACCTGACTCTTTTAAAACAGACCTGTTAAAAGGAACGTTTAATTTTGCTGCTTCCGGTGGAAGCACTTTTAAACTCGCTCTTTACACTAATATATCTGGCTTAACAACGGCAACAGCAGCATATACAACTAGTAATGAAGTTTCTTCATCTGGTACAAGTTATACTGCTGGTGGAAACACTTTAACAAATAACGGTGTAGCAGTTGCAAGTAATGTTGGATATGTTGACTTTGCAGATTTAACTTTTTCATCTGTAACGTTATCAGCAGTAGGAGCACTGATTTATAAAGGTTCAAGTAATGAAGCTGTATTAGTTTTAGATTTTGGCGGAACAAAGACTGCAACAAACGGAGATTTTGTTGTTCAGTTTCCAACTGCTAACTCATCTAGTGCAATCATTAGACTTGGCGACGCGTAATAAAATTTGGAGTAGTAATGGCTTTAATAGTTAACGATAGAGTTAAAGAAACAAGTACAACTACTGGAACAGGAACAATTAACTTTGGCGGAGCAGAACAAGGTTATGAGACTTTTGTTTCAGGTATTAGTGCTGGCAATACAACTTACTATGCAATTGAAAACAATTCTGCAGGTGAGTTTGAAGTAGGAATTGGTACGGTAAATGCAGCTGTATCTTTTGCAGTTACTGTTGTAAATCCAGGAAGTGGTAATAAATATTACTTAGATGGATCTTTACAAGCTTCTATTGATCTAGCAGAAACCGTTACTTATACTTTTGATCAATCTGATTCTTCTAACGCAGGTCATCCATTAAGATTTGCAACTGCAGCGGACGCTGCAGGCGGAACAGAATATACAACCGGTGTAACAGCCACTGGGACGCCGGGAAGTGCTGGTGCAAAAACTGTAATTGTAGTAGCATCATCAGCTCCAACTTTATATGCTTATTGCACAAACCACGCTGGAATGGGTTTTACTGCAACAACAGCTACAGTCGGTAATCTTACAAGAGATACAGTTATCTCGTCATCAAATAGTGATAGCAAAGTAAATTTTTCGGCAGGTACTAAAAATGTATTTTGTACACTACCAGCATCGAGATCAATGTCACCATCTATGACAGCCACAGATTATATAGTTACACACGCTACAACTCTTTCACAAGATCAAACAATTGCATCTGGAGTTTTAGCTGGACCTGTAACTATAACGGGAACACAAACAATAACAGGAACAGTAGTAGTAATTTAATGAGTAAAATAGAAGTAAATGAATTAGTTAAACAAAGTGGTTCTACTCTTACAATAGGAGGCCCAGGAACTGCTGTAACTCTAGGATCTGGTGCAACTCAAACAGGTTTTGGTACTCCATCTTCATCAGTATTATGGTGTACAACAGCGAAGACTTCTCCTTTTACAGCAGTAGATAAAGTAGGATATTTTGTAAATACCACAGGTGGATCTATTACAGTTACACTTCCGTCATCGCCAAGCGCTGGAGATGTTGTAGCTTTCAAAGATTATGCAAGTACTTGGGATTCTAATGTTCTTACAGTTTGTAGAAATGGATCAAAAATTGGTGGTGTATGCTCTAACGCAGATTTAAATACTAGAGCTCAATCAGTTACATTAATTTATGTTGATGGGACTAAAGGTTGGCAAGACATACAAGATTCAAGTGCTAATATTTCAGGAAGCCCTAATTTTATTGTTGCAACTGGAGGAACTGTAGTAACTACTGGTGATTATAAAACACATATATTTACTGCAAGTGGTTGTTTTGCAGTTACTACAGCACCAACACCAGGAAACAACACAGCAGATTATTTTGTGGTTGCAGGAGGAGGCGGTGGCGCAGGTCAGACACAAACAGCTGGAGCTGGAGCAGGTGGTTTTAGAGTATCAAATGATCTTTGTGTTGCAGCACCAACAATGTCCCCTTTGTCAAATCCAACAGGTATATCTATTTCATCATCAACAACATATCCAATTACAGTAGGTGCAGGTGGAGCAGCTGTTGGAGCTTGTGGCTCTAAAGGATCAAATTCAATTTTTTCTTCAATTACATCCGCAGGAGGTGGAGCAAGCACAGGAGGAAACGTGCCAGCACCAGGTTTTGCAGATGGATCAGGAGGATCAGGAGCAGGACAAAGAGGTGAAAATCCAAATGGAGCAAGTGTATTTAGTGGTAATCAACCACCAGTTTCTCCACCACAAGGAAATAATGGAGGACAAGGTGGAACAGGAAGTTCTTGTAGAGCAGCTGGAGGCGGTGGAGGAGCCGGAGCAGTTGGAACAAATGGTAGTAGTAATAATGGTGGTACAGGTGGTATAGGTTCTTTTTTAGGTGACGCATTTATTGGTCCAACAGCCCCAAGTTATGGAACACCAGGTCCAGTTTCTTCAACAAGATATTTTGCAGGTGGAGGAGGCGGTGGAGTAGAAGGAGGAGCAGGTAATCCAGCAGGAACTAATGGCGCAGGAGGAGAGGGTGGCGGAGGACGAGCAGGTCCAGGCCCAACTTCACCTGGTGCAGGTGTAGCTGCTACTGCTAACACTGGTGGAGGTGGTGGAGGTACCTCAAGACAAGGGCCAGGAGCAGGAGTACCTGGATGTACAAATGGTGGTGCAGGTGGATCAGGTATAGTAATGATAAGATATAAATTTCAATAGGTAAATTATGGCAAGTATAATTAAAACAGATAACATACAAAAAGTTTCAGACGATTCTAACATCATTAAAAAATGTGGAACAACAACGACAGTTGGATCAGGTTCTGGTCAAACTATTGTTATAGACGGTGCAACAGTAACGTTAGGTAGATGTGGTGGTGCTGTTAATCTTGCATCAGGTGCAACTCAATCAGGATTTGGAAGATCAGGCTCTGTAAATTGGTGTACAACAGTAAAGACAAGTCCTTTAACAGTTTCTTCAGGCAATGGATATTTTGTAAATACAACAGGTGGAACTATTACAGTGACTTTACCAGCTTCTCCATCAGCAGGAGATATTGTTTCATTTAAAGATTATGCAGATACTTGGGATACCAACAAGTTAATAATAGCTAGAAATGGATCAAAAATAAATGGAACATGTGGTTGTGCAAATTTAAGCACAGAAAGTCAGTCAGTAACTTTAATTTATGTTGATGGTACAAAAGGTTGGCTATCAGTTCAAGATTCAACAACAGATGTAACAGGTACTGTTCCATACAATGTTCAATATTTAGTAGTAGCAGGTGGCGGTGGAGGTTCTGGTGGAACATATGGCGGTGGCGGTGGTGGAGCTGGTGGTTTTAGAACAGTTTGTTCAAAAAACTTTTCTATAGATGGCGCTACAGCTTTTACTATTACTGTAGGAGGAGGAGCTCCAGGAACTGCTTCAGGTAATGATGCTATTAGAGGAACTCCTTCAGTTTTTTCAACAATAACCTCTGCTGGTGGTGGCGGTGGAACAACAGACGGCCAGCCGTCTGTTGCAGAAGCAACAGGTGGATCAGGCGGTGGTACAGGTGGTGGCGGTGGAGGTCCAGGTGGTTGTTCAACAAATCACGCGGGTAATACTCCTCCAGTAAGTCCACCTCAAGGACAACCTGGTGGTAATGCATTAGTATCTTCTGGAAATGTTAGATCAGGTGGCGGTGGTGGTGCTGCTGGTCAAGGGCAATGTGGTGCACCTTTAGGTCCTAATACCGGAGGAAATGGTGGAGCTGGTTCTCCCAATGCAATTTTTGGTTCATTACCTGCAGCCCCAACTTATGGAACTCCGGGTCCAAGTCCTGGAAGATATTTTTCAGGCGGTGGTTCTGGTAGAGGTGGTTTTCCTCCTTCTCCAGGAAGTAATGGAACTGGTGGTGCCGGAGGAGGTGGTAGTTCTGCAGCACAAAATGGAACTGCAAATACTGGTGGTGGAGCAGCTGGACAACACAATGGCGCAGGAGGAACTGGTGGATCAGGTATAGTAGTTATTAAACACGCAACATCAGATGCAACTCCAACAACTGCTGGTGGTAACGTTGTTTTAACTTGTGGTTCAGACACAGTTAGAATATTTACATCGGATGGTACATTTAATAGTTAAAAAATTATGAGCACAGTTAAAGTAAATAAAATAGATAAACGAAATGGAAGCACCCTAGAATTAGGTGGGCCAGGCACAGCAGTAACTTTGGCTTGTGGTGCAACTCAAACAGGATTTGGTAGAACAGGAACAGTAAACTGGGTTACTACAAAAAAGACAACTAACTTTACTGCAGTATCAGGAGAAGGATATTTTTGTGATACAGCAGCAAGTGGAGCTTTTACTTTAACACTTCCTAGTTCTCCTAGTGCAGGAGATATTGTAGGATTAAAAGATTATAACGGAAATTTTGCAACTGCTAATTTAACAATTGGTAGAGGTGGATCTCCTATTAATGGTGCCTCTGATGCTGATGTAGTTATAAAAACTGCTGGTGCTTCAATATTTTTAGTTTATGTAGATGCAACTCAAGGATGGGTAGCAACACAAGATGATTCATCAACTTTTGCAGGTGAATCTTTTATGGTAGCAACTGGAGGAACAATAACTACTTGTGGTGATGACAAAATTCATACATTTACGAGCGATGGAACTTTTACAGTTAGTTCTGTATCAGGTTGCGCTGCTAATAATTTAGTTTCTTATGTTGTAGTAGCTGGAGGTGGTGGATCAGCTCACGATAGAGGTGGAGCAGGTGGAGCAGGTGGTTTTAGAGAATTAAAATCTCCAGCCACACCTTATACGGCAAGTCCTTTAGATGGATATTCAACACCTGGAAATAGAATTACAGTAACAGCAACAGGTTTTCCTATTGCAGTTGGTGGTGGAGGGGCATCTGATGAATCATCTCCTTATACTAAAGGCGCACCCGGAAGTGTTTCAACTTTTAGTACGATTAGTTCAGCAGGTGGTGGTGCAGGTGGTCGAGTTTGTGCTGCAGATGCTGGTGGCTCTGGAGGATCGGCTGGTGCTACCGGAACAGGTTGTACTGCAAGATCAGGTGCTGCAGGAAATACTCCACCAACAACTCCCCCTCAAGGTAATAATGCAGGAACAACTCGTGATGCTCCACCTTACGCACAAGGAGGCGGTGGCGGTGCTACTGCAGTTGGAGGAAATGCAGGATCAGGTACAGGTGGACCTGGAGGTGCAGGAGCAACAACAAGTATCAATGGATCAGCAACAACATTCGCTGGAGGTGGCGGTGGTGGATCTGACCCTGCTAATAAAGGAACAGGAGGCCCTGGTGGCGGTGGTTGTGGTGCATCTGGACCCTATCCAGGAAGTTCTGTTGCGGCTACAAATGGAACTGACAACACAGGCGGTGGTGGCGGTGGAAGTAATGGTGGTGGACCAAGTGGAGTAGGTGGTTCTGGTGGTTCAGGTATAGTAATAATAAGATATAAATTTCAATAGTTGAATGATAATTAAAAATAATATATAAGGAGAAACATTATGGCACATTACGCAAAACTAGGAGCAAACAATAAAGTTATAGCAGTTCATGTTGTAGCTGATAAAGATTGTCAAAATGCTGATGGTGTTGAAGATGAAGAAGTGGGGAGACAGTTTTTAGAAAATATTCATAGCTGGCCTCTTTGGAAAAAAACATCTTACAATACAGCTGGTGGACAACACAAAGACGGCGGAACACCTTTAAGAGGTAACTACGCAGGCATAGGTATGACTTATGATGAAGATAACGATATTTTCATTAGTGCTAAACCTTACGCTAGTTGGGTTTTAGATGTTCCTACAGCTAGTTGGAAATCACCAATAGGTGATGCACCAGCACTATCTGAAGAAGAAACTCTTACTCATTATTATGAGTGGAATGAATCTACAGGTGCTTGGGATAAAACAGCTAGATAACACACTTGACATTTTAATTAGATTTAATTACATATCATATAGGTATGCACAAGAAAGTATTAACAGAAGTAGACTTATATACAGGTGAAATTCAAATGCCTAAAGGCTTTGATATTGATCGTGATAAAATAAGAAACGACATTATAGAATCTTTTGTTAAAAAAAATAGAATTAACACTAATCCACAAGCTTATGCTTTTGATGATTATGTTGTACCTTATTCTCAACCCTTACAATGGATGCAAGATTACGTTAGAGATCATTGGAGAGTTGAGTATGGTAGAACTTTAGTGCAAAAAAATATGCACGGCAATGTTATGCATCCTAAAGAAAAGTCTTGGACAAGACATCAAGTTGATCCAGTTGATTTACGAAACTCACCAGACTACACACTTATTTATGGTGTTGATGTTAAAGAAGGTTCTTCAGAATGTATTATTGAATATGATGATAACAGAAGAAAAAATAGAACTTGGCATTTACCTATAAAAGATAATCACTTTATAATGTTCCCTGCTACTAATAAGTATTCTTTTTCACCCAATACTTCTAATGGCTTAAATATAATTTTAACAATTAACTATGAATATATCTAATTACTATTGGTACTTTAAATCTGCAATACCACCAAGAATATGTGATCTTATTGTTAAATATGGTAAGTCAGAAAAAGAAAGAGAGAATTATGGCCATTACAGGTGGCTTTGGTAGAGATAGAGATTTAAGTAAAAATCCTCTTAACAAAGAAGAAGTAAAAAGATTTACAAAAGAAAAGAGATTCTAATATTATTTGGATGAACGATAGATGGGTTTACAAAGAAATACAACCTTATATACATCAAGCTAATAAAAATGCAGGTTGGAATTTTGAATGGGATTGGTCTGAATCTTGTCAGTTTACAATATATAAAAAAGGGGCAATATTACGATTGGCACTGTGATAGTTGGGATAAACCTTATGCAGAAGAAGGTCCAACAAAAGGAAAGATTAGAAAATTATCTGTAACCGTAACGTTAACAGATCCAAAAGAATACAAAGGTGGAGAGTTAGAGTTTGATTTAAGGAATGAAGATCCTGATAAAAAACCTAATATGAGAACGTGTACAGAAATATTACCAAAAGGCTCTTTGGTTGTATTCCCTTCATTTGTATGGCATAGAGTTAAACCCGTAACTAAAGGAGAGAGGAATAGTCTAGTGATATGGAATCTAGGTTATCCATTTAAATAATATGAATGATATAAAACAAGGTGGTAGTAGCACATTACCAAAACCAAAAGGACACGTAGATTTTAAATCTGCGTTTTATTTTCAAACACCAGTATGGATTGCAGAAGCTCCAATGTTTTTAAAAAATGCAATTAAACTAACAGATAAGTATTTAAAAAAAGGTGAGAAATTATTAAAAGATAAAATGAAAAATGATCCTAAATGGAAAAAAGAAATAGGAGATTTTGGTTTATCTAATCATAGTGAAAGTTTTTCACAAGACCCTAAAGCTAAAGATCTAGTAGAGTTCATTGGTCAACGATCCTATGAGTTTTTAGATTGGCAAGGTTTTGATTTAAGAAATCACAGCTTACACTTTACAGAATTTTGGGTACAAGAATTTAGTAAAAGAGGTGGTGGTCATCACTCTACACATCAACATTGGAATCAACACGTATCAGGATTCTATTTTTTAAAGTGTAGTGAAAAAACATCTTATCCTATCTTTCACGAACCAAGACCCGGTGCAGAAATGACAAAGCTACCTTTAAAAAATCCATCACAAATTACAATGGGTACAGATCAAGTGCATTATAGACCTAAGCCAGGAACGATGATTATATTTCCAGGTTATGTCCCTCACGAGTTTGCAGTCGATGCAGGATTAGATCCTTTTAGATTTATACATTTTAATATTAAAGTTGTTGAAACAACAATATCAAAAGAAAGGAGTCAAAAAGATGAGCTTCAAAAAAAATAAATATATAGTTATCAAAGAAGCTGTACCAAAAGTATTAGCAGAGTTCGCATATAATTATTTTTTATTAAAAAGAAAAGTTGCAAGAACTTTATTTGATCAAAGATATATCTCTCAATTTACAGAGGAATGGGGAACGTGGGCAGATGAACAAGTTCCAAATACGTATTCTCACTATTCAGATTTAGTTATGGAAACTTTGTTAATTAGAACTCTTTATATAATGCAAAAGAAGACAGGACTTAAGTTAAATCCAACATATTCTTATGCAAGAATTTATAAAGCTGGAGATGTTCTTAAAAGACACAAAGACAGATTTAGTTGTGAGATATCTACAACTTTAAATCTTGGTGGAGATCCTTGGCCTATACATTTAGAACCTAAGAAAAATGTAGGTATACCCGATGGTAAAAAAATTACTGTAAATAGTAATAATAAAGGTATTTCTATTATTTTAAAACCTGGTGATATGTTGGTTTACAGGGGTATGGAATTAGAACATTGGAGAGAAGAGTTTCAAGGAGATGACTGCGCTCAAGTTTTTCTTCATTATAATGATCAAAAATCTAAAGGTGCTGATCAAAACATGTATGATAGAAGACCTTATTTAGGACTTCCAAGTTGGTTTAAAAAGTAATATAATCCTTAGATGGAGACTGTGTCACCACCACATACCGCACAGTCTCCTTTTAAGGATTATAATATATGTTTTTTGGCGGAACTACCTTTGCAGGAGCACCTTTTGGAGATTCAGGATTTAACCCTAACGCATTTGTTAGTGTAAGTGGATCTAGAATTAATGAATCAACAGGCACAGTAGGTTTAGTAGGTAATGCTAACTTAACTGTTACAGGAAGTAGACTTAATTTTACTATTGGAAATGTAACGATTATAGAGGGTACAGGTGTTATTGTATCTCCAGATGGTAGTCGTATCAATGTATCTAGTGGTGATCCAACTATTGTTGCAAAAGCAGTAACAGCACTAACCGGATCTAGAGTAAATTTAAATACAGGCACACGCAATCATTGCTTTTGAATATGCTGCTAAAGGATCTAGAATAGAAGCTAGCTACAGGAAGTGTTACAACAATTGGTAAAGCAACCGTATTACCAAACGGTTCTAGAGTAGATGTTAGCACAGGATCTGTAACGATTACAGCAGATGCAAACTTATCTGTTACAGGTAGTAGAGTAGATGTAGCAGTAGGAAATGTAACAACTGCAGCAAATGCAACTGTAACTGTTACAACCAATAGACAAAATCTTTCAACAGGAACCGTGACGATTGTAGCAAAAGCAACAGTTACTCCAGATGGCAGCAGAATAAATGTTGCAGATGGTTCTGTATTAATTAAAAAATGGGACGGTGTTGTACCGGGAGCTAGCATGACTTGGACTCCAGTACAAACATCATTAGGATAAACTATGTATTTTGGAGGAAGCACATTTGCTGGAGCACCATTCGCCGATCCAGGTGGTGTAAGTGTATTTGTTAGTTTAACAGGAAACAGGGTTAATGTAAGCACCTGGAACAGTAGGTATTACAGCCTCTGCCAGAATATTACCGAGTGGTAATGAAATAGAAATAACAGTAGGTAATGCTGTTATCAAAATAGGTAAAACAGTAGCCTTAACAGGAGTAAGAATAAACCTTGCAAGTGGCACCTCTTCTGTGATATCATGGAACCCGATAGTTCCAGGAGCAACTGGTACCTGGATACCTATTGACCCGAACAATCCGTAGGAGAAACATATGGCGTCAAGTACATCGAGCGACTTAAAACTAGAATTAATTACTACAGGTGAGAAATCAGGAACCTGGGGTACTATTACAAATACAAATTTACAGATATTAGAACAAGCAGCATCAGGCTATTTATCATTAGCAGTAGGTGGAGCAGACGTTGCTCTATCTTTAGCTAATCACGCTACAGCAAATGGAAAAAATTTATACTTTAAATTAACAGGCACACTAACTGCTAACAGAACAGTCACAATGCCAGACTCTGCAGAAAGAGTTTTTATTGTAGAAGATGCTACAGCTAGATCATCTAGTAACTACACTCTTACAGTTAAAACTGTATCAGGGAACCGGGCTAGCTTTACCGGTTGGATCGACAACAGTGCTGTATTCAGATGGTACAAATATTACAGGAAAACTACAGACAAAAGGATATTACACACCAACGACTACATACACTACAGTTAATGGTGACCAAGTGTTAATAGATACTTCTGGAAGTGGTATTGGTACTGCAATCACTATCAATTTACCCGCATCTCCAGCTATAGGAAATGAAGTTACATTTATCGATAGTGGTAATAACCTTGCATCTAACAACTTAACAATTGGAAGAAACAGTTCTAATATAAATGGATCTAGTTCAGATCTAGTTGTTTCAGCCAATGCTTCAGCCTTCACGTTAGTATATGTTAATGCAACGAGAGGCTGGGTATACAAAGATAAAATATAGGAGCTAAAAAATGGCTCTTCTTGATTTTCAATTTGTTCCAGGAATTGACAAACAAAATACAACAGTAGGCGCTGAACAACGTTGGGTAGATTGTGACAACGTACGATTTAGATATATGCTACCAGAAAAAGTTGGTGGTTGGTCTTCACTTATTACAGATACAATTGTTGGTGTTGCAAGACGTGAATTTGCATTTGTTGATTTAGCAGGTAATAGATATGTTGCTATTGGAACAGACAAGTTTCTACTTATTTATTTTGAAGGACAGCTATATGATGTTACGCCTTTAAAAACTACACTAGGTTCTTGCACTCTTGCAACAACATCGGGTTCGGCAGTTTGTTCTATTACAAAAACAAGTCATAACCTAGTAGCAGGAGATATTGTATTATTAGATAACGTAACTTTACCATCAGGTACTGGTTATTCTGATTCAGATTTTGAAGATAAATTATTTCAAGTAACAAGTGTTACAAGTTCAAGTATATTTACAATCACACAAAGTTCTAACGCATCTGCAACTGTAACTACAGGTGGTAGCATGGATGTTAAACCTTATGAGACAGTAGGTCCAGCTGCACAATCATACGGTTATGGTTGGGGTACAGATACTTGGTCAGCAGGTAAATGGGGTGAAGCCTCTTCTGCAACAGACGTAACACTAGAACCAGGCCTATGGTCATTAAGTAATTTTGGTCAAGTTCTTGTTGCAACAATTGCAAATGGTAAAACATTTACTTGGAATGCAGGAGCTACAGATCCTTTAACAGTAAGAGCATCAACAGCTACATCTGGTTTTGTAACTACAAATAATCCAACTGCAACAAGGGTGACATTAGTATCACCAACAACACGTCACTTAATTCATCTAGGAACTGAAACAACAATCGGTACACCATCAACACAAGATGATATGTTTATAAGATTTTCAGAACAAGAAGATATAAATGATTATACAGTAACTGCAATTAACTCTGCAGGTACACAAAGACTTCAAGATGGTACAAAAATTATTGGTGCTTTGAAAGCAAAAGAAACTATTCTAGTTTGGACAGACAATGCATTGTACACCATGAAATTTATTGGTGCTCCTTTCACATTTGGATTTGAACAAGTTGGTACAAACTGTGGATTGATTGGTAAGAATGCAGCTGTTGAAATAGATGGTGTAGCTTATTGGATGTCTACAAACGGTTTCTTTGCGTTTGATGGTACAGTTAAATCATTACCATGCACTGTTGAAGATTATGTTTATGATCAAGCAGATACAACAAAAGGACAACAAGTATATGCAGGTTTAAATAATCAATACACAGAAGTAACTTGGTATTATCCATCAACAAACTCTGAATACAATGATCAATATGTTATATTTAATTATGGAGAAAGTGGACCTAGAATACCAGGAGGAGTTTGGTACATAGGCACAGAAGCTAGAACAACTTGGATTGATGCAACTGTATATCCTAATCCTATTGCAACTAAATTTAATGACAGTTCTACAGGAACCTTTCCGGTCATTGTCGGAGAATCAGGGCTCGGGCAAACTACTTTATTTGAACACGAAGTAGGAACTGATCAAGTTAATCCTGATGGTAGCACAACAACTGTCACATCATTTATACAATCTTATGATTATGATCTTCAACAAAGAACTAGAGGTCAAGCATATGCTGTAGCAGGCGATGTTTTTCTTGCAGTTAGAAGATTTTTACCTGACTTTAAAGATCTTGCAGGAAATGCAAAAGTAACGCTTGCAGTTAAAAGATATCCATCTGACTCACAAACAACAACAGCACTAAGTCCTTTTACTATTACAACTTCTACTCAGAAAAAAGATACTAGGGCAAGAGGGCGTTTTGTTAATATAAAAATAGCAAATACCGATGTTAGTGAATCTTGGAGATTTGGAACTATGAGATTAGACGTACAACCAGACGGGAGAAGATAATGGCTAAAATAGTAATAAGATTACCAGAACCAAAAAAAGAATACGATGAATCTAATCAAAAACAAATTAACAGAGCAGTTGCTTTAATTGTAGAACAATTAAACTCTACATTTTTAGACGAACAAAAACAGGAGCAAGAAAGATTTTCTTGGTTTATAAGTGGCTAATATATATAAAAACTCATTAATAGATCTAAGCACTACAGATAATACTGTAGTGTACACAGCACCATCTGATTCTAGAGCCATAATTAAAAGTCTTATAGTGTCTGAAGATGCTGGATCAGGGACCACGGTAACTTTTACAATAACAAATGCTGCTGCAGCAGTATTTAATTTGTTTAAAGACAAAGCAATAGCCTCAAAAGCAACAACAGAGCTGTTAACTCATCCTTTAATTTTACAAGAAAATGAGGTATTAAAGGCACAAGCAGCAGATGCAAATGAATTACATATTATTGCATCAATATTAGAGATAAACAGAGAATAGGAGAAGTCATGGCGTTTATAGAAGAAGGTGAAGTAGCATACACATACATAAATGGTAAAAAAGTACCTGTTGTAAAATGTGAAACAGAAGTAGTTCTAAGAAACAAGGAAACTAATTACGAGTATAATTCAGACAAAGAAGCAGAAGATGATATTGCAAATCCAGATACAGCCACACAAAAAGAACATGTAGTTAGATCTGTAAAAATAAAAGTTGCGGCAATGCCGCCATTAGGAGCAGGGTCAGAATAATGGTTTTAAGTCCATACGATCAATCGGTATATGATGCAGGGTATAAATACATACCTCAAAGTCAATATCTATTAAATCCATTTCAAGTACCATCAGGAGATGAAAACAAAGTTCCTTCAGGTCTACCTGCTATATATCAACCAGGTGGTTCAGGTGGTGGAGGCGGAACATTACAGGCTGGTTCTCCAATGATGGACTATAATAATTTTTATAAATATACATCAGATAAATATTTTAACAATCAAGATACACCTAATGTAGATAATCTATATCAAAGTAAAGTTGATAAAACTTTCATGGGTATGCCGAGTTATAGACAACAAGAATTAACAGGTCCGGATATGGGTGAGTATATTGGAACAGGAACTGATGTTCCTTTAGAACTAACTACAGCAGGTAGAGTTCAAAATGCGTTAGGAAATGTCACAGGCGGTATTCAAAATTTAATGGGTAAAGCAGGCGGCCTAGGTCCAGTAAGTTTTTTAATGAGTAAAATGGATAGGTTTGGTTCATTACCTTATGCCGATCAAGAATTTATTAATATGAATATGGGCTACAAAGGTCCAACAGTATTTGGTCCAAATGATTCAGGATTAAGTAAAGATCCTTTTGGAATAAATGTTAGATCTGGATTCGGTAACTATGCAGAATATGTTGGAGATAAATATGGTAGTCTTGGTGACGTTTTAAGTCCAACTGGAAAAATTGGTAGCAAATCACAATATGCTGGTGCAACATTTAATCCTGAAACAGGAATGTTTGAAGGTCCAAATGCAGCGTACGCTAATAAGATGAACAAAATGAATTTAGCTAAATATAATTTCTACAAACAACAAACAATAAGAAGAGATTTAGATAGAAAAACTGCAGAAAGAAATGCTAGAATAGAAGCTGAAAGAAAAGCAGCCGAATCTAGAGCAGAATCAGCAAGACAATATGACCCTACTATACATGGAGCAACTAACTATGGATTAGGTAGTGATGGCCAGCAATCTTATGATTCAGGCCAAGGATTTGGTACCAATGCAACAACAGGTGGTCCTGTAAGTAATAGAACTGGTAAAGGAAGAACTGATTATATGGACGGTGGACTAGCAGATCTAGTAGATATATATGATTGATTATAAGAGAAAAAGACTATAAAAAGGTAAGATTATGGCAATTTCAAGAATGAATATGGAAAGACAACTTCGTAATATGGGTGGACTTATGACACTCGAAGAGCCGAGACAAGGATATTTTCTAGGTAAGATTGTAAAAAAAATTGGAAAAACTGTAAAGAAAGTTGTTAAATCACCATTAGGTAAAGCAGCTTTAACAGGAGCCATGATGTTTGGTATGCCTGGCACACAGTTTGGTGGACTACTTGGTAGAGCAAGATTAGGTGGTGCAGCTTCTGGTATTTTTGGAAACACTGGGGGTATTGGTGCATTACTTGGACAAGGTGGTAAGTTTAGTACACTAGGAGATTTATTTAGAGTAGGTGGTAAAGAAGGAGCTAAGTTTAGTATACCTAGAATATTAGGTGGACTAGGTGCAGGAGCAGCAGTAGCAGCACCATTTTTTATGGGTGAAGAAGAAGTTGATGAAGGTACACCTTTTACTATGGCACAGCCAATGATAGAAGATGTAAGAAATCAAGCTAGAAAATATTATAACGATCCAACAAACTCTGCATTATACTTTATGCCTCCTAAGTCAGCTGTACAAAGTTCTTTCTACGCTGATGGTGGACTAGCTAGACCAGGTTATAGACTTGGTGGCGGTATTATGAATGCAATAAGAGGTGGAGTTAAAAAAGTTAAATCATTATTTGATGATGCAGATATAAACATTAGTGTTAGAGATGAAGATGTTATGACAGATGCAGGATTACAAGCACAAGCTGTTGGTCAAGATGTTTTTGTAACACCTAAGTCAGGCAAAGCTGCAAAAGTTATGGAAGAATTAATTCAAGAAGGTTTTGATATTACTAAAGCAGAAGATGGTAGTTATGCAATTAATGCTTTAGATGAAGGAGCTCTTGAGATCGTAGCTAAAAGACTAAAATTAGGTGGTGATGATATAGATAATTTCATGGGTAGCTATGATGATCTATATTCAGGTGGTGACGATAAAATGATTTATGATGCTTTAAGAGATAGAAAAGCCGAAGGCGGTATTATGGACATGGGTGGTCTTGAAAAAGATTACAGAGAGGGTGGTTTTGTACCACTAGGAGCTGAGGAAAGAGCGGACGATGTGCCAGCTAGACTCAGCAAGAATGAATTTGTATTTACAGCAGACGCTGTAAGAAATGCAGGTGGTGGCGACATAGACAAAGGTGCAGAAGTTATGCAAAATATGATGGACAATCTAGAATCTGGTGGTAATATATCAGAAGAGTCCCAGGGCATGGAAAATCCTGCACAAGAAATGTTCGATCAATCACAAATGTTGGAGAATAGAATAGAATAATGGCATTACCAGATTATTTACAAGAAGCAGGAAAAGATTACGCACGACAGCTCACCGCTACAACGTCGGCACCTATTAATACAGGTACATTTACAGGTAGATCTTTTGTTGCAGGAGCAGACCCATTACAAACATCAGCAATACAGGACGCTACAGCTGGTCTAGGATCTTATCAACCATACTTAACACAAGCACAGACTTTAACAGGAACCGGGGCCGGAGGAGCAGGCAGCGCAGGTTCTATCGCATCATTTATGTCACCATATCAAACAGGTGTTATAGATGAATCTTTAAGACAATTTGATTTATCTAGACAAGCAGGTATGCAACAGATAGGTCAAAATGCTTACACGTCAGGTGCATTCGGTGGTGGTAGACAAGGTGCATTAGAAGGACAATACATGGCTGATACTACAGCAGCTAGAACAGGTATTGCAGCACAATTACAACAACAAGCTTTTCAAGATGCAACAGCAAGAAGAGCGTCAGATTTACAAAATCAATTTGCATTATCTAATTTCCAAAGAGCCGGTCTAGCAGGAGATGTTGCTACACAAGGTAACCTTGGGGCATTTAGACAAGGATTAAATCAACAACAACTACAAGCAGATGCCGACGCTGCAAGAACAGCAGCTTACGAGCCGTACCAAAGACTACAACAATATGGAACAGGTATTAACCAAGCTGCAGCATTAGGAGCTATGTCTGCACCATTACCTCAGAGTAGTCCATTTGCAACAGGTTTAAGTACAGCTTTAGGTATCGGCGGATTATTCGGTAAACTGTATGGCTAAACAAAATAAAATTTTAAAATTTTTAAATCCTTTAGACCCTAGTAAATCAATGGGTAGAAAAATACTTGAAAGTGGTATGTACGGACACACTGCTCTTGACATGGGTATGAAAATGTTAGGACTTAAAGACGGTGGTAGAGTTAGAGGATGTGGAATAGCCAAACGTGGTTTTGGTAAAGCAATGAAAAAGAGGAAGAAATGAGACCTTTAAATAGACCTATGTTTAGATATGGTGGTCCTATTAAAGAAGGGGTCATGACTGGAATGAAAAGTAAACCTGCTCTTGTGGGTGACCCTGTATATCCAAAAGGACCTGATGGTAGGTCACAATATGGTTATGGTACAGCTGCAGCCGCTTTATTTAATACAGCTAGAGCTGCTTTAGGAAGAGGAGTATCTCAGACACCTGGTTTTTTTAAAAACGTTATGTCTGGTATAAAAACACCAACGAATTTTACACCAGCTACAGAAGGTATTGTAAGTAAGCTTCCTGTATTTATGCAAAAATATATGTTGCCTAGTAGTAGATTTAGAAGTTCAGGTTCTATGATACCTATGGGTGGAACAGGAACAACTAAAGGAGCTTTAGTTCCTTACGGTTCAAAAGTAGATGCAACAGGTAAATTAAGTTATCTACAAGCTTTAAAAGATCCTAGAAAATTAGGTATGGCTATAAGAGAAAATAAAATTCTAGCAGCATCAACACCTAGTTTAACGTATAGTGCAGGTGAAATAGGGTTTCCTTTAGCTATAGACACAGCAAAAGGATTTGCAAACTTCCTAGTACCGGGTACAAAGTTTGATCCATTTGGTCCTGATGAACCAAAAGTAACAGGCGGAGATACAAAATTAGAGAGAACAGATAAAATTACAACAGTTCCTAATGATGGAACAGGCGCAGTTAAAACTCCAAAAACTGAAGAAGAAAAAGCTAAAATTAATGAAGATAGAATAAACGAAACAAGAGAAAAATATTACAAGTTAATGGGTATTGATAAGATGAATAAGAAAGCAGCTTACAATTCATTGATTGATGCAAGTAAAATTGTTTCTGAAGAAGGTGGAGATCTTAAAGGATCTATTCAATCAGGTAATTTACAAAACAGAATTATATCAGCTATATCTAAAAACTTAGATTCATCAGCTGATCTCAAAAAACAGATTAACGCTGCAATACTTAAAGGTGAGATTGAAAAAGATATTAAACAATCTGATCCAGCTAATGAAGTACTTAATGAATTAAGATTATTACAAGCTAGAAAATTAACAAAAGAATTAGGTGGTACTTCAGTAGCTGATATGATAGCAGCAACCTCTGCTAAATCTGGTGCAGGTACAGTAACAAGTGATATTGTTACAGAGTTTATTAGATCTAAAGGTACTGATGCACTTACACTACCTGATGACAAGTTTCAAAAATGGGAAAGAAACGATAACAACAAAGGTAAAGACGAAATAGATTACTTCCAAGAAAACTACTCTGGTCTAGATGATGGTATCTATGTTGTAAACAAAAGAGCCGTAGAGAAAAAAGGCAATCAAATAGCATTTGTAGATCTAGACGAAATAATGGGTTAGGACTAACTTATGGCTACTCTAAGAGAACTAGAAATGGCGTCAGCAAATGACGACAATAATAAAGTAGGCACAATTGAATCTGTACTAGCTGGTATCGGATCAGGTCTTCTTGCAATACCCAAAGGTTTCTTTTCATTAGGTGCAACACTTTTAGATTTAGGTGTAGATCAAAACAGAGCAGCTAGAGTAGAAGCATTCTTTGATGATCTTACAACACTAGACGAAAAAGCAGAGGCAACAACTGCTGGTCAAATAACAGAGGCATTAGTTAACATTGGTATACCTGGAGCTGCAGGTTTTAAAATAGGATCTAAAATTGCAGCAGATGCAATGAAAGCATCAAAGAACATGAGGTATTTTAAACCTACAAGTCAGGTAAAAAAACTTGGTGATGATATTTTAAAATTAAATACTAGAGGTAAAACAAATAGATTTATTGGTGGAGCTATCGGTGGCGGTATTGGTGAAGCAACTTTTGTTGGTGACGTAGAAAAGATAGGTACGTTTGGTGATTTAATTGGTGGGCCTACAGAAATAGACAGAGAGTCTGATGGTGATCCGGTAAAAGATTTAATTAACAGAGTTAAGTTTGGTACAGAAGGTGCTTTATTTACAGGTCTAATTGGTGGTACTGGTAAAGTAATTAAAAGATTAACGAATAGAAATAAAAGTATAACAGATTCTAACGATAAGATTGATAGATGGATCGATAAAATTGCATCAGGGTTCAGGGCACGAAGTGGTAAGACTCAAGAGTTTTTTGATATTGAAAGAACTAATATTGGTCAGAGATCTTCTGATGCCATAGCAGCAAAAAATATATCTAGAGAATTAGATTTATCTATAGATAAAATATTTCCTCCGTTTAGAAACATAGCTAACAGAACAGGTCAAAAAAATAGAGATGCATTATTAAAAGATATCAATGATTTATTGTTATCAGGAGAAGCAAAGATAGATGATCTTGGTGTTGCAAAATTTGGAGCATTGGATCAAACAAAAAAAGAAGCCTTACTTAAAAAATTAAAAGCTTTAAAAGTTGATGACGATACTATTGGAACTGTCTTTGGAAGTTTAACGACTATTAGAGATAGATGGGCTGATCTGTTTTCTAATCTAGGAAGAACTTTAGGTAAGAATGAGATAGCAGAATTTAAAAAATTATTTGGTAATAAATTTAAAAACTACATTGGTGCAACGTATGATGTATTTCAAAACAAAAGTATTATACCTTTCTTTGCATACACACCCGTAAGAGAAGCAATTGAAAGAGCAAAAAAAGTATTTATGTCAAGTGCTGAAGAAGCAGGCAAACCTATAACAGACCTGCAAGCAGAAGAGATTGTAGCTAATGCATTAAAAAATCCTAATTTACCCAAAGGTTTTAGATTAGATAAACCTTCAGATGTAATCTTTCAGGTACCAGAATTTTTTGTAAACAGAACTGTATTAGATGAAACATTAAAAAGAAGAACTGCAACACCTTTAGTATCTATTGGTGAGATAAAATCAAAAGCAGATAGAGAAGTCTTCGAAGAATTATTTGGTAAACAAAGAAATCCAATGCAAACAATCATAGGTGCTACTGCAAAACTATCTATGCTTACAAGACGTAATATGTTTTTTAAAAATTTAATGGCAAAGAATGATGAGGTAGCTACAGCTTTTAGTTCTGGAAAAAGTAATGTAAAACCTTTCTTAGCTAAAAGCGAAGATGAAGCTAGAGAATTATTTGGTACAGACTTTGTACCTGTTGAAGTAATTGATCCTGCAAAAAGATTAACTATCGATGCAGGTAAAGGTGTTAAAAAAGAAGTTATAGATAAAGCTAATGTTGCTACAGGTGCAACAAATCCTTTCTCTGAAGGACAATTTTTTGCAAGACCTGGTGTTGCAAAAGCTTTAAAAGATACAGGACTACAACAAGCAGATCCTACTATGTTAGGTAAGTTGTATGAAAGTTTAGTTTTATATCCAAAAGGTTTATCACAAGTAGCTAAAACAATTTTATCACCGGTAACACATATGAGAAACTTTGTTAGTGCTAGTTTCTTTGCTACAGCAAATGGTATCATACCTGATGGTCAAGCTATTAAACAAGCATACCAAGCATTACAAACACCACTAAAAGGTACAAGACAACAAAATGATTTGTATGAAGAACTATTACAATTAGGTGTAGTAAACAACAACGTAAGGTTAGGAGATCTAACAAGACTGTTAGAAGATGTAAACTTTGGTGAAACAATGACAGCAGACAAAGGTTTTAGAATGTTGTTAAAACCATTATCAAAACTAAAACAAGTATCACAAGATTTATATACAGCTGAAGATGACTTCTGGAAAATAGCATCATGGGCCATGGAAAAATCTAGAATAGAAAAAAGTCTTTCAGCAAAAGGTTTAGTCAAAGGACAAACGTTTACAAGAAATGGTATTGAAACAGTTTTTGATGATAACTTTTTAAAAAGAGAAGCAGCAGACATTGTAAAAAATAATATACCAAACTATGACTTTGTATCAGACTTTGTAAAAGGTTTAAGAAAATTACCTATTGGTAACTTCGTATCGTTTCCTGCAGAGATAGCTAGAACAGGAACTAATATTATAAGACGTGGTCTTAGAGAAATAAACGAAGAAATAATTTTACCTGATGGCACAAAAGTAAAACCATTTGAAAGTATTGGATACACTAGATTATTTGGTATGGGTGCAACTACATTAGCTGTACCAGCTGCAACAGCAGAAGCATTTGCTGCAATCTATAATGTAACGGATGATGAGAGAGAAGCTCTTAGAAGATATGTAGCTGACTGGTCTAAAAACTCAACACTACTGCCAATAAAAGATGAAGAAGGTAATTTTAAATACGTAGATTTTAGTCACGCTAATGCTTACGACACGTTATCTAGACCTATTCAAACTGTATTAAACTCAGTAGCTGATGGTAGAACAGATGAAGATGGAATCATGAATGATTTTATCGGTGGTATGTTTACATCAATGAAAGAATTTGCTCAGCCTTTTATATCAGAATCTATTTGGACTGAAGCTGTAACAGATATTATAGCTAGAGGTGGTAGAACTAGAGATGGTTTCCAGGTATTTAATCCACAAGATACTGCAGGTGATAAGTCATATAAAATTATGGCTCACTTAGTAGAGGCACAAATGCCGTTTTCACTTAACCAATTAAAAAGATTAGATCAATCAATAGAGTCTGTTAATGTATTACAAAAAGGTAAGTTTGATAAATACGGACAAGCATATGAGTTTGGTGATGAGTTTGCAGGTTTGTTTGGTTTTAGATCTGTAAAAGTAAATCCAGATAGAACTTTAAAATATAAAGTTGCAAACTATCAAAGAGGTGTAAGGGAATCTAGACAATTGTTTACTAGAGAAGCTTTAAAAGGTGGACCAGTAGAACCAAATGAAATTGTAGATGCATACATTAATGCAAACAGAGCATTGTTTAATGTTAGAAAAAATTTTAAATTAGATGTAGACGCAGCAAGAATATTAGGTATCACACAGAGTGGTTTAAGAAATTCTACTGATAGACTTTCCAATGTAGAAATTGCATCTATAGATAATAATATATTTAGACCAATTAATATTTCACCAGAAATACGACAAGCGTTTGCAGAAAATGCTGCAAAGATAGGTGAGTCTAACCCTTTACTTGCTGCAGGAGATGCATTAGGTCAAATACAACAACAGTTACGAACAACTTCTTTATTAGAACCTGAGTTTCCTTTAATCGAAAATCCATTATTACCTATCTTTCAAGACACACCTGCGACGCCATCATCATTGAATCTACCTAGTATTGACTCAAATATTGTTGGTAATGTTAATAATGTTAACTCTGGAAACCAACTTTCTAGCTTGACAACAGAACAAAAATTAAGAATACTATTTCCAACAGGATAATTATGGCTAGAAAATCGGCATTAGAAAAAATAGAATCTCATGAAAAGCTTTGCAGAATAATGCAGAAGCAAACGTTCGAACAAATAAAAGAAATGAAAGAACGTATTAGAAGAATAGAATACATGATTGTAGGAGGAATGGGGTCAGTTATCCTAGCTTTAGTCATGAACTATATGAAATAATGACAGCTAGTTTTGGCATAGGAATGTTTTTTTATGGCATGGGGTGTATATGTATAGGAGCTCTTGTTGTATACTATGTGTTAAATAAAATTAAAAAAACTCCAGAACAAATTGAACTAGAAGAAAACGAAAAATATTTAAAAGAACTACAAGGAAAACTATAATGGAACTTACACGTAACTTTAGCCTTTCAGAGCTTATTAAATCAGACACAGCTATCAGGCGTGGGATTAATAATAATCCTAATGCTGGTCAAATAGAAAATTTAAAATTACTTTGTGAAAATATTTTACAACCAGTGCGTGATCACTTCGGTAGAGTTAAGGTGACGAGCGGATTTCGTAGCCCAGAGTTGTGTGTTGCAATCGGCAGCTCGGTTAATTCGCAGCATGCAAAAGCTGAGGCGGCAGATTTCGAATGTCCAGGCGTAGACAATGCAGAGCTTGCAGATTGGATTCATAGAGAACTTCCGTATGATCAGCTCATCCTCGAGTTCTACACTCCTGGCGAACCTAATTCGGGCTGGATACATTGTAGTTGGATTGCAGATAAACCTAGAGCATCATATCTTTGGGCTTACAAATCAGAAGGTAAGACTAAATATAAACCTGTTCTTGGAAAAGCAAAAGATCTAGTTTAAAAATACCAAAGTATACAGGCTACAAGACTAATCCATAGTCCCATTCTAATTACAACACCGGGTCTTAAATCCATTCTTTTAAATCCTCTCCCATTATCTGTGTGGCTATATCTACTTTCTTACGTAGTGCTTTCACTATTCGCGTATCTACAGTATTCTCACATATAATGTCAATGTAAGTCATTGGTTTTGTTTGACCTATACGATCTATTCTAGCTTCTGATTGTTGTCTTTTCTCTAAATCATAACCATTAGAATAATAAATCATAGTTGATGCAGCAGTTAATGTAATACCATAACCACCAGTTTGTGTGGTGCCTATGAAAAACCGGACTCCGGAATCAGGGTCCTGAAATTTTTGTATATTTTTCTGCCTATCTTCTTGTGGTGTTAGTCCATAGTAATCAACAAAAGAACTCTCACCATACTCTTTGTGTAAAGCTTTTATAATATTATGTACATCTCTTTGAAACTGAGCCCAAATAACAACCTTACCCTCAACTTCATCTAATACATCTAATAGCTCACTTATTCTATTGTTTGGCAGTTCTTGTATCGTACCATCATCAGCTGTAAAATGGCCACAAGTTATCTGTTGTAGCCTCATTAATTGAGTTAATACAGTAGCTGTAGACATTAGCTTACCATTCATTTGAGCGTGAGCTAGCTTCTGCATTTGCAGATAAGCTTTGGTTTGATCTGGCGTCAACATTACTTCTCTCTTCATAAATGTCTTCTTTGGAAGATCTAAACATTCATCTTTTAATACTCTGTAAGAAAATGCTTTTAATTTATCAGCAAGTTCATCTAAGTTTCTATAACCTACAACTATCTGTACAGATCGACCACTAAAGTTTGCGGTTCTCATAACCGCATACCTAGTTCTAAATGCATAGTAAGAATTAAAACCTAGTAGTTCATCTTCTAAAAACTCACATTGTTTGTATAGATCTAATGGTGATTTAGTTACAGGTGAACCTGTAAGTATTCTTCTATATATTGCAAGCTTACCAAGACCGACAATATTTTTTGTACGTTTAGCTTCTGGATTTTTTATTGTTGTAGACTCATCAATAGCCATCAATGTTCTATGTGAGTTTAAAAATTTTTCTGCAAACGCTACACCTTTTTTAGTAGACAAAGACTCTACATTCATAACTAATATGTGTAGGTCTTCACCTGTTTCAAACAATGTATCTAATTTTCTTTGTTGCTTTACATTGATTAATGATTGCCACAAAATATTTTTGTGTTCTATATGGTCTACTAAGTGTGTGGGTATCTCTCCCTCATGCCAATTCTTTACTACACCTTTTGGTGCCACAATTAGAACACCATTGATCTTACCATTATCATACAGCATAGATATATTATCTATTAATACTTTAGATTTACCAGTACCCATCTCCATAAAGTATGCAAAGTAGGGTCTTTCCCATGACATTTCTAACGCCTTAAGCTGATGCTCGTATGGCTGTGTTTTAAATTTATAATTCATAATATTTTTTCTTCTTTCTATTGACAAAGTATATAACATCTTTATATTGTTTGTCAATGTCAGAAAGAATAGTTTATGTAGTACAAGAAGTACCAGGAAGCCAAGCAGGTACACCTAAAATAAATATAACAGGTGCAATGCATTATGGTGAGATAAAAACATTACTACCTGAATTATCTCAAATTATTTTTTCACCAGGACCATTAATTTTTAAACTTAGAAAACTTTTAAAAGATTTCAAAGCTGATGATTATTTGTTGTTAACTGGTGATCCTGCTATTATTGGTGTTGCGTGTTCTATTGTATCTGATATTACAAATGGTAAATACAACTTACTTAAATGGGACAGACAAGAAAGAAGATACTATCCTATTAAAATTAACTTATATGAGAAAGGAAAAATAAATGAGTGATGTTAAAGTAAAAGTGTTTACTGGAAGTGGATCAATAAACTTTGAGGAAGATCAAAGAGAGGATCTTAATTCAGTAAACGATGCAAAATCATTATCGGATCAAGTTGTCAAACTAAAACAATTAGAGGACGAGTTGGTAGATAAAGAAAAAGAATTAAAAGAACTGAAAAGAAAAGTCGAACTAGTTTCTGGTGAGGTTATACCTACCATGATGCAAGAGATGAATATCTCTACATTAAAACTAGCAGATGGTTCTTCAGTTGAAGTAAAACCAGTTTATGGCGCTTCTATTACAGTAGCTAATAAAGAAGCAGCCTATACATGGCTTCGAGAAAACGGCCTAGGTGATCTTATTAAAAATGAGATTACAGTTTCCTTTGGTCGTAACGAAGATAACAAGGCGAGCAAATATGCAGACCTTGCAAAGGGTCACGGGTACGAACCTGTCCAGAAACTAAAGGTCGAACCAATGACTCTTAAAGCACTAGTCAGAGAGCGTCTTGAGTCTGGACAAGAGATGCCTTCTGACCTATTTAATGTGTTCGCAGGAAACAGGACTAAAATAACGAGGAGTAAATAAACATGAACCAAGTAACAGAGAAAAAGTCTGCGGGTCTTCCAGCAAATATGTTTGAAGATGATGCAGCAAAAGGTTTAGGTGCAATAGGTCAAGAAGATCTAGCCTTACCTTTTCTAAAAATCCTTGGACAGCTTTCACCAGAAGTTAACAAACGTGATGGTAAGTATGTCGAAGGTGCAGAGCCAGGAATGATATTCAATTCTGTCTCTGGAGAACTCTATGATGGAGTGAAAGGTATCAATGTAATACCATGCTTTTATAAGTTGGAGTACATTGAATGGAAAGATAGAGGAGAAGGTCTAGGTGCACCAATTGCAATCTATGATTCATCATCTGATATCATGTCTAAAACAACACCGGATGCAAACTACAAAGATAGATTACCAAATGGTAATTATATTGAGAAGACTGCATCTCACTTTGTTATAGTATCGGGAGATAGTCCATCGACAGCGTTGATCTCTATGAAATCTACTCAATTAAAAATTAGTAGAAAGTGGAACTCAATGATGTCTGGAATTAAAATGAAGGGTGCAAACGGAATGTTTACACCGGCATCTTTCAGCCACATTTACAAACTAAAGACTACCCAAATGTCAAACGATAAAGGCACTTGGTTTGGTTGGGAAGTTAGTAAAGTCGGCCCAGTAACTGACAAAGGTCTTTACGATCAAGCTAAAGGTTTTAGCGATAGCATCTCAAAAGGTGCTGTGAAAGCTAAACATGGCGAAGAGAAACCGAAGGACCAAAAAAGCATTATATAATTCCTTAGGGGATATGTGCACAGTGTGGGCCTGAAGCGAGAGTGGAGGGCCCGCAGAAACAGTTATTATGGAAAGATACATAGAATATTTTAACGGATATAGGAATGCTTATGGTGTAGCTGACTTCAATCACCAGGATTCCAAAGTAGATTCTGAAACAGGTAAAAAGAAACCTGTATACAGATGGAACTTTGAAGAACTTACAACAGATATTTATCAACAACATTTAGAAGGCAAGCTGTCTATTGGTATACAGCCTTGTACAGAAGATTCAGAAGTTAAGTTTGGAGTAATAGATATAGATCCAAAAGACTACTCAAACTTTAACAAGAAAGATTATATAGATGTTATACAACAATTTAAATTACCTTTATTACCAGTAGAATCTAAGAGCGGTGGTCTGCATTTATTTTTATTTATGGATAAATTTACAGATGCATCATTAATCAAATCATTTTTATCTAACCTGTTGTCTTTGTTTGGGTTGAAACCAGACTGTGAAATTTTTCCAAAGCAAACACAGTTAACAAAAGACAGTGAGACAGGACAACTAAGACCAGGACAATTTATAAATCTACCTTATTTCGGTGAGGAGCGTAAAGCTTTAAACGTTGATGGTACCAAATTTACCTTGGATCAATTCATAAAAGTAATCAGTGCAAACCTGGTTAACAAAGAAAGACTGAAAGAAATTACCGAAGGAATCGAAAGCAAAAGTATGGAGGGTGTTGACGAAGAATTTATAGAGGGTCCACCATGTCTAGCAGCAATATCTAAAATAGCAAATCAAGAAAAGTTTGATGGTAAGGATAGGTTTATGTACAACTATCATGTCATGGTTAAGATGAAGTATCCAGACAACTGGCAACAAAAAGTAAAGAATGCACCGGTAAAATATTTTTCAGGTCAACATGCTAATGCATGGGATGATAAACTTTTAAATGCAAAAGTAAAATCTTGGAATAGAAGTAGTAAAGGTTATACTTGTACTGAAAGTCCATTAAGCGAGCATTGTAAAAAAGGTATCTGTGTAAAGAAAAAGTTTGGAGTCTTACGTGGGACAAAAGGTTCTTATCCTGTCTTAACTAATCTAAAGAAAATAGATCTAGATCCAGAACCAGAATATGAATTTGATGTAACAAAACCAGATGGCATTAGTACAGCTACAGTACACTGTAGAACTGTTGAACATTTAAATGATCAACGTAAGAGAAGAAATGCAATATCAAAAGCTGCAGGATTCTTTCCGCCTTTGATTAAAGGTGAGGAAGAACAGTTTGTTATGGATGCATTGTACACGACACAGAAAACAGTACAGCCACCTGTAGGTACATCACCAAAAGAAAAATTACATGATGTATTACATGCAAAAATAAATGGACCTAAAGCTACAAGTGATGCTGCATTTAAAACTGGTTCTGTATTAATTGAAGGTGAGTATGCTTTCTTTAAGTTTGATAAATTTTATGACAAGTTAAAAGCAAAGAACTGGAAATACAGTGAAGATAAAACAGGCCGTATGATGCAAGTTACATATCAAGATTGTGAGATAGAATTTTTAGATCAGAAAAGATATCCATCAAAAGAAAAGAGTAAATATAATTCATCAACAAAGAATGTCATACAGATAAATAGAAAAACTTTTGAAGAAGTGCCTATACATCACAAGGCTACAAAACATAAGACGGACATAATATGATTAGTAGAAAATTATTCGGTCCTCCGGGAACAGGGAAAACAACTAGACTATTAAGATATGTAAAAACATTTTTAAAACTAGGTACACCTATAGATAAGATAGGATACTTTGCATTTACAACTAAAGCTGCAAACGAAGCAGTAAATAGAATGTTAGATTACCACACAGCTTTTCAAAAAAAAGATTTAAAACATTTTAAAACACTTCACTCACTAGCGTTTAATCAATTAGGTATGAAGAAGACTCAGGTTATGCAAGATGAACACTACGAAGATATAGGTAGACAACTAGGTATTGAAGTTACAATCTATAAAGGTGGTGAAGAGAATACAGGTTTTATAAATTCTGATAGTGAATACTTTAATTTAATTAATGCAGCTAGGATAAAAAATATTTCTATCGAAGATGAATACAACACAGATATGTACTCTCAAGATATGGATAAAAGATTATTAAAAATAATATCTGATGAAGTAAATAATTATAAACAATCGTATGGTTTGGTAGATTTTACAGACATGATCGAAAAATTTATTGTGTCAGGATTGTGTCCTAAATATGACGTAGCATTTATTGATGAAGCTCAAGATTTATCACCAATACAGTGGAAAATGTTCAATATTATCAAGGAAAATAGCAAATATGTTATACTAGCCGGTGATGATGATCAAGCAATTTATGGTTGGGCAGGTGCAGATGTAAAAAAATTTCAGCAGGAAGTTTCAAAGAAAGACATAATTTTGCCACAATCTTACAGGGTTCCACAATCTGTGCAAAGTTTAGCCGACAAGATATTAGATTTAATTCCTATCAGTAGACGAGTACAAAAAAATTGGAAAGCAAGAAAAGAACAAGGCACAGTAAACTATGTTTATAGTTTAGAAGATGTTCCAATAGATGAAGGTAAATGGTTGGTGTTAGCAAGATATAACGATAAATTAAATAGACTCAAACCATTCTTAAGAGAACGTGGTATTTATTTTGAATACAAAGATAGAAAAAGTTACAAGGTAACTTTGTTTAGAACTATTCTAAATTATTTAAGATGGCAAAAAGGAGATGAATTATCTTTAGCAGAAGTAAAAGATATATTTGAATATACAGGTACAGATACGGAACTAACAGAAGAAAGAATGTATGATCTAGCAGAATTTGGTTTTATTAAAGACACACCTTGGTATGATGTGTTTCAATCAGACTATGAAGAATGTTTATACATAAGAGAAATGTTAAGTAATGGCGAAGAATTAAGAAAGGACCCAAGAGTAAAACTATCTACAATACATTCAGCAAAAGGTGGTGAAGCTGACAATGTATTATTAATTTTAGATAACACAAAAACAATACGAGATGCAGTAGAAAAAAGTTTAGATAAACAAGATGAAGAACACAGAGTTTGGTATGTTGGGGTGACACGAACAAAACAAAACTTATACATCATGGCAGCAAAAAAGGAGGATCAAGGTTATGACATCGAAAGTTTGGGATAAGCAGCACGGCGGGAATCACTATCAAAAGTATAAAATTCAACCAAGTAAGTTTGTAGTAGAGAATGAATTGCTATATCCTGAAGGTTGTGCTATAAAATATATAATTAGACATCGTGACAAGGGAAAGAAGCAAGATCTATTGAAAGCAATACACTTTATAGAAATGATACTTGAAAGGGACTATAATGAAAATTCCTAAGTTCGAAGCACCGACTGAGTGGCTAAAACCTACAGAGTTTCCAGACCTACGTGATGTAGATGAAATAGCAATTGACTTGGAGACAAAAGATCCAGACCTGTTAAAGAGGGGATCTGGTTCTGTAATAGGTAATGGTGAAGTTATAGGTATCGCTGTTGCTACAAAATTTTACAAAGGATACTTTCCAATTGCACATGAAGGTGGTGGTAACATGGATAGATCAAGAGTTTTATCTTGGTTAAAGGATGTACTTGAAGCACCATCAACAAAAGTTTTTCACAATGCAATCTACGACGTATGTTGGTTACGGGCAATGGGATTCAAAATAAATGGTGACATAGCTTGCACAATGATAGCTGCAGCTGTGACCGATGAGAATAGATTCAGATATGATTTGAATAGTTTATCATGGCACTATCTTGGTTATGGTAAAAACGAAGCTGCACTTGCAGAAGCTGCAGAAGAATGGGGTATCAATCCTAAATCAGAAATGTACAAACTACCATCAATGCATGTTGGTGCATATGCTGAACGTGATGCTGAAGTTACACTAGGACTTTGGCAAGAGATGAAAAAAGAAATTATCAATCAGGACCTGGAAGATATATTTGACCTGGAGTCTGATTTGTTTCCATGTCTTGTTGACATGAGATTCAAAGGTGTACGAGTAGATGTAGAACGTGCACACAAAATGAAAAAAGAATTTAAGAAAGCAGAACAAGAATTACTGCACAAAATAAAAGGTGAAACAAATATTGATACACAGATCTGGGCAGCTAGATCTATTGCGAATGTATTTGATATGTTGAGATTAGAATATCCTCGTACAGAAAAAACAGAAGCACCTAGTTTTACAAAAAACTTTTTACAAGAACATAAACACCCTGTTGTAAATATGATTGCACAGGCAAGAGAGATCAACAAAGCACACACAACATTTTTAGATTCTATTTTACGTTATGAACATAACGGTAGAATACATGCCGAGATAAATCAGTTAAGGAATGCTGGAGGTGGTACGGTTACTGGTAGGTTCTCTTACCAGAACCCAAACCTTCAGCAAATTCCTGCAAGAAACAAGGATCTAGGACCTAAGATAAGGTCGTTATTTATACCTGAGGAAGGCCATACATGGGGTTGTTTTGACTATTCTCAGCAAGAGCCTAGGCTGGTAGTGCATTATGCATCTTTGTACAAATTACCGTCGGTATACGATGTAATAGATGCTTATAATAATGATTCTAATTCAGACTTTCACCAGACTGTAGCAGATATGGCAGACATACCAAGATCACAGGCCAAGACGATCAATTTGGGTCTTTTCTATGGCATGGGTAAAGGTAAACTTCAAGCAGAGCTAGGAGTTACTAAAGACAAAGCTGCAGAATTATTTAATACGTATCACTCACGTGTACCATTTGTAAAACAACTGATGGACAAAGCATCTAACAGAGCACAAGACCGTGGTCAGATACGAACATTGCTGGGTAGACTATGCAGGTTTCACCTGTGGGAGCCTAACAGTTTCGGTATGCATAAAGCTATGACTCACGAAGATGCACTCAGGGAGCATGGACCGGGGATCAAGAGAGCTTACACTTATAAAGCTCTTAATAAATTGATACAAGGATCTGCTGCTGACATGACTAAAAAAGCAATGTTAGAATTGTACAGAGAAGGTATCATACCTCACATACAAATACATGATGAGCTAGATATATCTGTGCAAGATGAAGCACACGCTAAAAAGATTGTTGAAATTATGGAACACGCTGTTACACTGGAAGTCCCAAACAAAGTCGACTATGAATATGGTGACAACTGGGGTGAGATACATGATTAATTATGGCTTATTTAAATGCAAACACTCCAGCAACTTATGCTCAGATAAGAAGAGAATATTTATATGATCTTAAAAAACATCATGGAGAAGTTGAAGACTGCATTATCTTTGGTCTTAGCTGTATTACAGGAAAGCCTATACTTTTTCACGCTATTATGGGTAACGGTGCAATATTTTATCGCCTACCTATTAGCGCGTTTATTCAACAGGGATTTAGACCCGAAGACGTTCCCAAGCGACGCCTTGATGAACTTCAGCTTTGGAATTCTTTTTCTTATTATCCTGCTGTTCATACTTTTGATATTTTAGATGGCCAGGCCGGCAAATACATAGGTAAAGATAAGAAATGGCATCCAGGTAAATACTTATTTACCGTTGACTTTGCACATCCAGAGAGTAATATACTTGACACCGATCATTCGGAGATACCGCACGAACATAAGTGCGCTCACATTATTGCCTTAGATGATGGTAATTTTGCAGCACAGCCCAACAATAGAATTATATGGGATATACCTTCTTTTACAGTGAAAGATAACATCCCGGATTGGAAAGTGCAGACGAGTGACTGGAACGTAGAAGATAGTAGAGCCTGGAGAACAGAGGATACAGATAAATTCTTCTATGAAATTGAGGAGAAAAAAAATGATTAATGAAATAAAAAATAAAGTTTTGAGTGCATGGCAAAACAGAAGATACAGACAGTTATGGCAAGATCATAAAATTTGTATTGTAGCTGTTGCAGTTATATTGGCCGGCGCAATTATATTATAGGTTCTAAAATGGAGATTGCCAAGATGGACTATAGGTTTACAGCAATATTAATTATAATGTTGGTGCTATTAGCATTTCTTGGAGGACCGGCGCAATGAGTAACAAACCACTAAACATATCGGAATCGGCAGCTGTGCAGATGCCGATGAAGACCGTAGCTAGCCTCATAATTCTCGTAGCAATGGGCGTCTTCGCATATACAGAACTGACTTCGAGGTTAGTATCGTTAGAGACTTCACGTGAATTGTTTGAAAATGATTTGCTTAAGAAGTCCGAACAGGTCCCCGTCGATCAGGAGCAACATTTCTTACTTGAAGATCTTTATAAGTCCGTTGAGAAAATGGAAGAGACTCAAGAGATGAACATGACAAACAAAGTTAACATAGAATTTTTAAGAGAACAATTAGAAAAAGCATTAAAAGATATTGAAGAATTAAAAGATAAGGTAAGAGCCAATGGAAATGGGACGCATTAGTAGACAGATATTAGAATACATAACAGAAATGCAACGTACTGCTAAACAAATGAGATATGTAAAGGATCTTAAAAAAGAAGTAGAAATTAATGGTACAGGCACACATAAGTATAGAATAAAAGAAGGACCAAACAAAGGTAAAGTATTATGACAGAAATGATCGTGGCTCTTCTTATGATAATTAACGGAGAGATCAAGGAACACAGAATTCAGGAATCTATGTCTGAGTGCCTGAAAGGTAAAAGAGTTGCAATGCGTGATACTAAAAAACAAGTACAGTATCAATGCATAAAATCTATGGCAGAATTAGAGTCAAATATTGATGGATCTTTATCTATAAAGAAGTTAATATTGGAGTAATGTCTTTAAAAATTTATACAGAAATAGTTAATGGAAAGTGTCCGACATGCGAAGAACTTACAATGTTAATTGGTTTGAGTAGAGAATTTTATAGATGTGTTAGTTGTGGTGCAGATCTAGAACAACATGTAAATGGATCTATAAGATACATACCTAAATTACAAAACCCAAAACAAATATCAAAATACTTTGAACAGATAGAAGATGGCCAAGAAAGCTAAAGGTTTATACGCAAAAGTTGCACACGAACCTATATTTCACAAAACAAGTATAGGTAGAAATCCTAGTAAATGCAAAATGAATAAATCAAAACGACGTAGCTTCAAAAAATATCATGGCCAAGGTCGTTGACAAACATCCCAAAATATCCTAGTATCTAGGAATGAAAGAAAAAATTATAACACTAAGACCAAAAGGTATCACAAATAAACAATGGTCTATCTTTTTGTTGGAATTAAATCTTATGAAAAGAGCATGGAAAACCTACGGTGTTAACGTAGATATTTCTGCACCAGGTTTGAAAAGAATTATTGATTGGGGTACAAAAAAATATGGAACTGATCATTCTAAATGATGGTCTGTTTCATCTAGTACCAGTGACGAAACAGATGATGGCAGATACAGTTTTAGTAAATGAAGTTGATTTGTTTGAGTTGTGTGAGATTTTAAGACTTAAACTTACAACGTATTTAGATGCACCAATTAATCAACATGTCATGAATGATGGCAGTGGTGATTTTTATGGGTGCATACAAAATTAGACCGGTGAGTAGGCGTCAATACAAATGCTTCGCGCTAAGTCACTTACGTTAGCTATGACCTGAAAGGGTAGCGACCAAAGCCGGACGGGGTACAGTACAGTGCACACAGATCTGTACTCCGTATTATGAATCAACTCCAGGAATTAAAGTACAAGTAAAACTTACAACCACACCGTATTTATTAACCTCTTTACTACCAATCTCTTCTAGTTTTTTACTAGATTCAGAATACCCAAATTGAGCACATTCATAATGAGTTCTAAAAGTTTCATGCCAATTGAATGGAGGCATGCATTCACCTATTACACTTGAACAAATTGATAAGGCTAATAAAAATTTCATTTGACACCTATTGTATATTGTGAGATAAATCCTATATTAGTTTAAATCTAAGAAAGGAGTATAAAGTTTATGACTGATATAAGCAAATATAAAAATGTATCACTTCCAAAAGATACATATAATAAAATAGATAAGATAAGGAAAGTTATGATTCCTGAGATGACAATAAGTAGATCTCAAACCATAACATTATTAGTAAATGAGAAAGAGAAGAAGTTAAATGGCAAACTCAAAAACGCGTAAAGTAATCTGCTCTGTTTGTAATGGAAACGGTTTTGTCCGAGTCCCATACGAACAGGTCAGAGAAGAACAATGGGCTGATTGTGATTTTTGCAACAACCAAGGTGAAATAGAAGAGGAGGTAGAAGAAGATGTTGATAGACAAAGAAAGTCAAATTAAACATTTGAAAGACAACAAAGAAGCTCTTGAGGGTAAAGTAAAATTCTTACAAGCAACATGTAGACGTGCAGGTGCTCAGATTAAAAAGTTAGAAGCTGAGCTAAAAGAAGCAACTCAATGGAAAGAGGATGAGGTAGAAAAATTTAAAGCTAGACTCAGAGACGGACCATCTTACGAAAAGAGGGTGCGTGACTACACTGAGCAGTGAGGATATAGCTTATATAGCAGGACTCTTTGATGGCGAAGGTAGTATTTATTTTGCTAGAAGAATAGAGAAGAAAAAGAAACATAAAGGCAAAGGTTATAGAACCTCTATGTCTCAACGAATTAGTATGGAAGTCACTATGACAGATGAGTCTGTTATACGATGGATGCATGAAGTATTAAATGTTGGAACTGTCAACCGTAAACCTCGAAAAGGTTTACGAAAAGATGGTACAAAATACTTGATGCAATGGAAGTGGAGGTGTACATTCAGAGATGCGTTCTATGTTTGTAGACTTTTATGGCCATATGCGCATACTAAACTACCTAAAATACAACAGATTATAGAACATTACACAGATGAAAAATATAATAATATCGTGGACTTGGGGGATTATAGATTGGTTTCTAAACATCTTGGAAAGTCTAAGCAGTAAACTAAATACTTGGTCCTGGCAGAAACGTTGGGGCAACAGGGACAAGGGAACAGGCTACAGGAAACGATGGAAATAATAGCATCGCTAGGATTTGTCATTGGTATCTATTGTTTTGTTATAGGTATGATGGTTATGTGGGATAAAGAAAAATGAGATTATTAATAATATTAATTTTACTATCGGGTTGTGCGAATAAATCTTATGATTTTAACCCATGGACGACAGTATTAAATCAAGTAATAAAGGTAAGTAATAATGCTAAAGTGGAATAAAAAATTTGAATATCCTGCATCGATTCGATCATCGATAGAAGGTAAAAGACATTACGAGATAACAGGCCAGAAGTTGCCTTCGGTGACGACTATATTGTCAGCGACTCAGAGTGCTGAAAAGAAAAAGAAATTGGAAGAGTGGAAGCAGCGGGTAGGTACCCAGGCAGCAGACCGGATTCGTGATGTGAGCGCCATGAGAGGCACAGCAATGCACACGTATTTGGAAGGGTATATTCTTGGTGAGAACCACATGGACCTAACGTCAATTGGCCGTGAAGCAGAACGAATGGCTAAAGTTGTTATTGAATCGGGACTCGGGGACCTGGAAGAGATATGGGGTAGTGAAGTTACACTGTACTATCCTGGGTTGTATGCAGGTGCTACCGATGTTGTAGGAATTTATAACGGACGCGAAAGTATAATAGACTTCAAACAAACAAACAAGCCTAAACAAAGAGAATGGATTGATGACTACTTTACCCAGCTAGCAGCTTATGCTATGGCCCACAATCAAGTATACGACACGAAGATACAGTCTGGAATCATTTTAATGTGTAGCAAGGATTGCTTCTTTCAAAAGTTTGAAGTGCATGATGAAGAATTTCAGGGGTATATGCATGAATTTCTACGTAGAGTTGATGAATATTATAAAATTGTACCAATTGTACCAAGAGAAAAAGAGCCCTCAGGTACAATTTTAGGTCAAAAAGATGAGTAAAATCAAGGATAATTGCATATTTTTACAATTGTATACGTTTTTTCTCTATAAAATAAAAAAATTTTTTTTATTTTTTTTAAAACCCTGGTACAATTGGTACAATTTAAAAAAGTGTTACATACCAACAGTTATTTGCTCAATTTTGTACCAAAGATGCTTGGTACAATGAGGTACAATTGGTACAATTGTTAAAAAAGCTAGTAATACCAACGAAATAGGGGGTCGCGCACATGATTTTTATATTTATTTATTACTTATACAAAAAGGGGTATACAGAATCTGATGAGACGTCCAAAGAAATCTAAATACAAATCAGTTGTAATCAAAAAGAAAAGATATTATTTTTATAAAATTACATGGGCTGATATTACAGGTGATAGCGGTCATGCTAATGAGTTTGACTTCTTAGGATTTCTACCATCAATTATGGTCACTCATGCGTATCTATTTAACAAAGATAAAAAGAATATTAGAACGTTTGCATCTTATGAAGAAGGTGATGAGTTGTTTTCAGACCGTAATGTATTTCCAATTGGATGTATAATTAAGATGGAGAAGGTTACTCTTTAAGCAGCTTTGTATCTGTGATTCTTTTCTCGTTTAATTCTTTGAGTCGTTTTATTTCTGCCTCACGTTCTTTAATGTCTGTTGCATTGATATTTACATTGTAATTAGTTTCACTGAATTGTCCTGTAGCTTTACCAATCAATGTCTCAAATCCTAATGCGTCTTTGATCTTACCATCATCTACAAGTTTTTGTGATAGGTTCTGTTGTCTTCTTACATAGTTATGTTTGGTTACAGCAAATGCTCTATTAACGTCTGCTGATCTCTTAGCTATATAGTTTTGAATCTTCGGGTTTCTCATTAACTCTGAGCCTTCTCTGTTAGCTCTATCTGGGCTGTATCCAGCATGTCTAGCAGCTTCGGCAAAGGTTGTTCTACCTTCATTGAATATAAGATACTCACAGAATCTTCTCTGCATCTCTGTTAAATCTGTAATTGGCTGTGCCTTCTTTTTGACAATTTCTTGACTCATACTTGCAATATATACATTTGTGGGATATATATCAATACTTATGAAAGCCAAAGAATTACGACAATATCTAGACAAATTCCTAGTATCACCCGCGGCACAAAATGCCAGAGTACAAATTCAAATGCCTAACGGAGAAAAATTAGACCTTGGGGTAATTGAGTTGTTGGAATCTCGAATGATTGGTGATAGAGACACTCACATTTTAAATTTAAAAGGTGTTGAACTTGGTGGAACATGGAAGATGCCAAAGATAATTGGCAAACTATAATTAGCTGAGGTACCCCACCTGAAACCAGAAGCTAAATTATACAATGAACTTAAAAGAAAAATTACAAAAATATCATGGAATCGCCTTGAGAATCGTAGCTTACATGGTACTCCCGATTTGTTGGGCTATGCTATTAGTGGGTCCTTTTTTACAGTAGAGTTGAAGGTGACATTGGGTGACAAAATTCGCTTTTCACCCCACCAGGTAGCCTTCCACGTGAAGCACCCACAGAACACCTTTATCCTTGTTGCTTGTACCCCGGACCGTGGGCTTGTGCGCTTGTACCCTGGTCATCAGATCCTGAAGCTTGTGAACTCTGGCTTGAAGCTTGAACCCTTGAGCGTGGGTTGGGACGCTTGTCGCTTGGAGCTTGAGAGCTTGTAGGCTTGCGGCCCTGCTTCCTGAGCGCAGCGTAATACTTCGGGTGTTTGAATTCCATATTAATGTTTACCGTAACACACGTTTGGTGTGGACCTGTCCCAGCATTGTCTGCAGCTCCCGCAGCTGTTCTCCTGTTCAGGGGCCGGGCACGTCCTGCCGCTTCCGCTGGTGACTGTCGACGTCCAGGGCCATTGCTTAACTGGTCCCTGGTCTATCATGTGTGAACTCATTCTAATTATTAAATTTGGCGGAACTGTGGCCGGATCTAAATTTTTCAGGAATTGCGCTTCGCGCGTTGGCATCCAGTGTCTGGTCTTGCTTGTACGCTTGCACACTAAAAATATATTTTCTAGATGCTTCATGCTCTGGATGTCTCCTGAGTCATGCCACCTGAACCAGTCCTGGTCCTTAATCAATGTTACCATCGCATCCACCCAGCGCGGATCCTCGAGCGCTGCCAGGCGTCGTTGCAATGCCTGCTGTACATTGTTAAATCTATAGCGCCCCTTCAGGGCGTAACAGCCCGCGCATACTGAGCCCGGGACCTTCACCAGCTTAGCGCCAGTCTTACATGCCACGGCCGGCAGGTTGTGCGCTGGTCCTGGCATCTTCGACGGCTTACTCAGGCCGCCTGTTATTTTTCTTGCTTCTTTTTTTAACATAATATTCTCCTATAATATCTTATAACATAGAGCTTGTAGCCTGTCAAGCTTGAGCGCTTGAGGGCTTGTAGCTTGACCCCTTACGGGAGGGCCCACCCCAGTGGATAAGGGCGCCTGGTAAGGCCGTACTGGCCCGAAGCGCCCTGATCCGGACTAATCAAGTAACGCCATGTAAGCGCTGGCGTTGTGCTGCCTGAACCAGTTAAGATCCTTACGGACCTGGTCCCATAGCTTAGAGCTGCCGTAGCCTAGCTTCTTATCCTCCAGCGTAGCTGCAAGCTCATTCGTAAAGATCCGGTCATGTCTCTTAGCTTCATCAGCTGTAAGCATTGCGGACTCACCGTTGAACCTGTTCTTACGTTCGTATTTTTTCTCTTCAGTTTGTGTTGTCATATATCCTTTCTGTTGTGCCTAGTCCCCGAGCATTGAGCTAATCTTTCAAGCTATTCCCTCAGGGGGTCGGCGTTGTGATGGTTTGAGTTTTAAATCCGGATACCATCAAACGGGATAAATACATCCTACAATATCCCAGCTAGCTTGTCAACTAAAAAATTTTAAATTATTCAGGGAGGGCCCACCCTAGCTTGTAGCTTGTGAACTATGGGCGGGCCCACCCAAAAAAAAATAAAAAAATTTAATTTGGGCTAGTGGCTAATAGGCGATCCTCTTCCAATTCGAACAATGAGAGGACGTTCTCCAAAGTGACACCGCGACCTAGAATATAGCCCAGAAACGTCCAGGCGCCCTATACTAGCCCAAATGCTTTTGGGGGGCGTGGGACTTGCCCGACTTTGCCACCCCCAAAACTTTTTACCAAGAACAATCGTAGCCGATTTGCCGACCCTCTTTGATTTGTTCTTTAGCCCATTTTAAAAACTCTTCATCTTGGGCTTTGTATTCTTTAATCTGCTCTTCTTGGAATTGCTGACCCCAGAAGAAACCATCAGAAGCAAAATGACTATAATAACCATTTTTAATTGCCTCTTCCAGATCCTTGATTACATCTTCAGTAATTGTAACACCACCTTGACCACAATTAAAACCTAAATGTTGTAGGTCACTATGTGTATTGTGATCTTTATCTTTTTTCTGTTTATTGAATTGTTTAGCAAAGAACACTTGTAGGCGTGCGTGCTTTCTCCAATAAAACTTTTCGTGAACTTCACCCTTACTATCTCGAAGTCCTGCGTATTGATCTAGTCCCATTTTATTTCTCCTTTATTAGTTTCGCATAACTTAACATTTTATCCTATAATAAGTCAATAACTATTTTTAAGTTATCCACAGCTTAAAGCTTGAGGGGTTGGGCCCACCCGGGAGGGCCCACCCAAAAAAAACAAAAAAAATTTTTCCTAGTTTAGAATAGTTCTAAACTAGGAAATCATCAAGGACAGATGAAACTATAAATTTGGTTGAGATTGATTTCTGAATTCTTCTTCAGTAATCTGTCTGTCCTCGCCTGTACACGCATTATGCCAAAAATAAGTTGGTTGATAATTTCCATTATCAAAACTATAACTTCTTCTTTTTCGCCACGCATTTTCTTCACTCATTGTTAAAGGTTCGTGTAATCTTCCAGAAACTTGATCAATGGCTCTATTCATAAAATCATCTGCCCAATCATTGTAGCAATTCAATGAGCAAAAATTTCCACCACCATAGTAGAATTCTGATCTTCTTCTGGTTTGATTTTTTCGGTTATCTTTTGAACCTCGTTTTCTGTCCTTTGTGTCATAAGTATGGCACTTATGACTTTGGCAATATTTTAGTGCCATTTTCTGTCCTTTCTTGTTATGCTACTTGCAGTTGCGTTTTTATACTGCCAACTGCAAGTATGCTTTAATTGATATTAAAGTTTTTATAAATTAATATATTATCTTATATAATCCCTTGACTTTAAAAGTCAATAGTTTAAAAGAAATAAATAAATAAATATAAACACTAACAAAGAAAGAGGACAAATGGCACGTATAAGACTAAACCAAGAGTACCGAAACAAAGTTGCAAATCGTATCAAGCAGTCTTTATTTCAAGAAGATACCCAAGAGAAGAAAAAGTATGACACTCTCAAAGGGGAACAAGTTGATATAAATGACAAAGCTTGGTCTGTTGCAAAAGACATAGTAAGACGACACTATACAGATGAAGATGTAGAAAAAGCTTACTACTTACAAAACAAGTTTGAAAATGTTTCAACTATTGCAAAAGATAGTTGTTTTCATTTTCACTATCAAGGTCTAGCAGAAGAAAAAGACTATAATGGAAATGTATCAATGGTTGAGAAACCAATAGAGAAACATTTTGATTTTAGATTAAATGGTTCTATTGATACTGAAAACAATTATTCTTCTAGTCGTGATAGTAGTTATGGCTTTGCCTTGTTTAGAGATGAGATAAACGCACAAGAAAATTGTAATGCTGATATCTTAATTGAACAAGCTGACAAAGACGACAATCCACACAAAAGAAAATTTGTTGATAATAACAATGAGTATCTTGGATTGAGTGGTGGAAGAAACAATGAAACCAAGTATGGTAAAGAGTGGAACGAAAAATATAATCTTGATTTAATTGGTCGTGATTATTGTCGTGATAGGTCTATTGCTTGCACCGAACAAGAATTTAATTTTCTTGTTTCTTGGAAAGCGAGTAAAGGTCAATTTATTGTTGCTCACGAAAAATGGATTAGTTCAGTCTTGAAACAAATGAAAGAAATCAAGATTGGATTAAAGGGCTACAAATGGTTAGATGAAGCGATTGAGTTAGCAAATGAACTTGATGTTCAAATTACTGACCACGAAATAATAAGAACTAATAGTACAGGGCTTGTTATTTACAATCCGAAAAATCTAGCTGAAAGAATAAAAGGTATGAAAAATACTGAAAAAACTAGAAAACAAAAGATAGCAGAACGTGTTGCATATATGCAACAGCAGAAAATTAATTCGGATAACTTGAATTAATTTGTTGAATAACTATGGGATTAATGTATATTAATCCCATAACCACATAAGGTTATAGAAAGCGAGAAAACAAATGATAAATAACAAACCTTTTCAAATCACTTACTTTTCAGCAAGTGATAAGAAAACAATAACAAGAAATGCATTGTGGACAGATAAGTGCAGATATTGGATATCAAAAAGTGGTCGTATGTTAATGACTTATTTTGATGTTGACCAAGATGGATATAGAACAGCGAGTGATAGTTGGAGTATCAAGCTGTGAGTATTCAATTAGCAATCTTTAATGTAGCTGTACTTTTGTATGGCTACATTATTTTAACTATACTAGGAGTAATATAATATGACAAAACCAATAGATGAAAAAAAGTTTTTCATAATTAAAAAAGAAAAATATTCGTGGGCTACGAACTATCGTATTCACGAGTCCGAAATGTATAACTTGACTAATGCAATAAGAAAGTTGTTGGCTCTTGATACATTGAACGAGGACAAGAAACAAATTTCTTATCACTTACAAGAAGTTAGTTTTAGTGCAGTTGATAAACCACTTGTACTAACTGATGAAGTGAAAGACACAGAACAATCGGAAATGCCTTTCTGATTATCTCGCTAGGGTTTGTGGTTTAGGTATGAGCCACAAATCCTACAATAACCCATTAGGGTATGCAAAAACAACATATGTCTTTTTTGCATAACCACATTTAGTGTGTACCAATAGAGGTACCACTACATCTTGATTTTTCGCTTGAAAACTAGGGAGGGCCCACCCTTAATAATATACAAGGGGTCCCAAGGTCATACATATATGTAAGATTTAGACTCTTATAGCCAAGGTTTCAAAAATAGGGTATATTAAAAATATTATAAAAAATTTTATGGAAAATTTTTCAGGATTGACTCCAGACGAAAGAGCACGACTTCTGGATCTAGAAAAGAGTGTAGAATTAGATAAAGCCAGACCCAAAATCAAAAAAGACTTTTTGAGCTTCGTTAAGTATGTTTGGCCTGAGTTTATTGAAGGTTCTCATCACAAAAAAATTAATAAAAAATTTAATGATCTCGCTAGCGGGAAAATTAAAAGACTAATCATTAACATGCCGCCAAGACACACGAAGTCGGAGTTTGCCTCATACTTACTCCCGGCATGGATGGTTGGCCTCGATCCCCGGTTAAAGATCATTCAAGCAACACACACGGCAGATCTAGCAATAGACTTTGGCCGTAAGACCAAGAACCTAGTAGATCAACCCAATTACAAACAACTATTCGACACTAGATTGATGGAGGACTCCCAAGCCGCTGGTAAATGGAAAACGGAACAGGGAGGAGAATACTTCGCAGCCGGTGTTGGTGGAGCAATCACAGGTCGTGGTGCTGATCTTTTAATCATTGATGATCCACACAAAGAACAAGATATTAAAAAAGATAGTAAGTCGTTTGATAAAGCATGGAACTGGTATACATCAGGTCCACGTCAACGTTTACAACCAGGAGGTCGTATCGTGGTGGTTATGACACGTTGGAGTACCAAGGACATAACTGGACAATTAATCAAGGCTCAGGGAGAAGAGAACTCTGATCAATGGGAAGTTGTAGAACTACCTGCCCTGCTTCCTGATGGAAAGCCCGTGTGGCCGGAATACTGGACCAAGGATGAATTAGAGAAAACCAAAGCATCTATTCCCGTTAACAACTGGAATGCTCAGTATATGCAACAGCCAACAGCTGAAGAAGGTGCAATATTAAAACGAGACTGGTGGCAAGATTGGACACATAAGAATCCACCAAGCTGTGATTTTATACTTCAGTCTTACGATACTGCTTTTCTTAAAAAAGAATCTGCCGACTTTTCAGCTATTACAACGTGGGGAGTCTTCAAAGATGATGATGGTAGAGCCAATATAATATTACTCAATGCTTTTAAAGATCGTTATGAGTTTCCAGAACTTAGAAAAGTTGCTCATGAAGAGTATCTATACTGGCGTCCTGACATGGTGATCGTGGAGGCCAAAGCCTCTGGTATCCCTCTGACAGCAGAATTGAGGGATATGGGAATTCCAGTAATTAACTTTACGCCGAGCCGAGGAAATGATAAACATGCTAGAGTAAACTCAGTAGCACCTCTTTTTGAGATGGGAATGATTTGGGCTCCTATGCACGAACATTTTGCTCAAGAGGTTGTGGAAGAGTGCGCATCATTTCCGTTTGGAGATCACGATGACTATGTCGACTCTACAACACAGGCAATCATGCGTATTAAACAAGGTGGCATGGTTCGTAACAAAGATGCATATCAAGATGAACCGCTACCAGATAGAAGTAGGTTAGAATACTATGGCTAGGAAACAAACATTAGATGCAGTTTTAGCTTTATACAAAAAGTTAGGTGGAAACTTAAATGAAGTTATGGGGACTAAAACAAATGTAAATTTTTTAGGAAAGGGTAAGTCTCCAGAGTTGATGTTGGACATGGACATTAACGCAGAAGCATTAGGTGTATTACCAAGATCGAAAGCAGTCGATGAATTAAAAAGTTCTGTTGGCTATGCTGTATCAGGTAAACTGAATGACATACAAGCAGGTCAGCTTTTAAAAAATATGCAGAAGATGGATGAAGTTTACTTTCCATCTGCAGCGCCAGCAAACATTACAGACATGGCGACAAGAACTAGAAACTTAGATCAAGAAGGATTAGCGTCTTTAAGATCAAAAGTAGATTTACCAGAAGGTGTTGATCCAAGAGATACAATCTTACCATCAAGTATGATAGATGATCTACCACCTCCAGGTTCACGTGGTGGACCAGATGATATTGCAGCGCCATTTACAGGTGAAGGACTTGAGTCAATCAAAAATGTTAAGAATAATAATTTAATTGTAAATGATATTGTAGATAAAATTTATTTAAATATCGGTGTATCAGCAAATGCTCAACCTGTTGCAAGAGCAAATGCTAGAGAGTTTTTAAATAGAATAAAAGATTTAGAAGATCCAACAAATCCAGGTGGACCATCATTGTCTACTATTATGGAAGCAGATGATTTTAAATTTATGACTGAAGGTGGTGGCGGTGGTATGGGCGACCCTATGTTATTAGTACAAAAATATTTTGGACCCAAAGTTGCATCGTCAGTTGCACAATTAGATAACGCAGACGACATTCAAACTTTTGCAGAAAATTTAGTTAAGATAAAAGACGCAAGAGGTAACACAATTACCGATAGAGCGTTTAATCCTGAAATGGTAGATGACTTTGAATTTGCAGATGGTGGTTTAGCAAGACCAGGTTATAGTGCAGGTAATATTGTAAGAGGCTTATATACAGCTGCACAAAAGACGGCAATCTTCAAACACTTAGGTGGTGAAGCAGGTTCAAATAAAAATTTTAAAAACCTATATAAGTTTTTCAAAAATCCAGACAGCGATCCAGCATTGAAAGATAAGATTGATGATCTATTAAGAGAGAAAGGTCTTTTCAGAGGTGGTGGCTTAGCTAAGATCCTGGAGGTCTAATGGCTCAACCAGTTTTTAAAAAAATAGAAGGCGAACCATATCTATACGAAGCCACATATCCAAGTGGAACTAAAAAATATGTTATTAGAGGATCGAGAACAGGAGCTCCAGGAAAAAAACAATATTTTGATTTCACACCTACGGGATTAAAAATAGCTAAAAAAGAAAGAGATGAGTGGGTTAAAAAAACAGATAAAATTATTCAAGATAAAATAAAAAAACAAGGAGCCCTTGATCCTGCTGTTAAAAAAGTTGCAAACCCACCTGATCCAAAAAAACCTTGGAGATATAAAAAATCTGGAAGTACAAGAGGGGAGGGTAAAGCAAAAGCAAGTATAGAATATTTTGCTTCAGAAAAAGAAGCACTAGCTGCACAGGCTGATGCAAAAAAAGCAAAATACGATGCTAACACTAAAATTCCAAAAGGTGATTTACAAAAAATTAAAAATAAAATTATAGCTGGTGATACATTAGAAGAAATAGCAGAAACATATAAATCCAGCACAAGACCTATTGCAAAACTTTTAAGAGATAACAATACAAGTTATAGTGCACTCACTCCTAATATTTCATATTTAGAAGATGCAGAATCTTTAAAATATGTAAAAGAAAATTATGGAAAACTAAAGGGTGAAACGATGGGTAAAAAACTTTATCCTGATTTACCGGCATCAACTCAAGAGTCGAGAGTTCGTAAACTAGTTTCTAAATTAATCAATGAAAAAACCATAAAAGCAATTCCCGCTGCATTAGTTAAAGAATACAGAGAAGAAAAAGGTTTTAACCCAGAAGAGTCTGCAAAAAAAGTTCAAGAGGTTAGGAAGAAAAAAATTAAAAAATTTAGTGTTCCTGCTTTTGAAAGAGCTATGGAAGGCAGTAAAGAATCTCAATTATCCCACATGGACGACCTAGGAAGTCAGGTGGTTAAATTTCAAACACTTGGTTATTCTCCTCAACAAATAAATCAAGAAATATTAAAAAACGTAGACCCTTATTTAAATCAACTCTACAAAGAAAGAGACAAACTTTTTAAAAATAAACCAAAAGGATATATTGATAAAATAAACAAAATTAATGATAAAGGAGCGGCTGTTGCTTATGCAACTAAAGGTTATAAAAGTTTTAAAGTAGAAGAACCTGTTACAAGAAAAATATATAGCTTAGGATTAGATTCTTCAAAAACAATCGACCCTTTTGGTCTTTTTGAAGGTAAAAGTATACAGGAGGTATCACCAAAAAATTTTAGAGGTAATATAAAAGCAATAGATAAAATAATACCTAATCCTATTGATAGATATTTTTTTATGGAAAATGCTAAAGCAGTTCAAGAAGCTCAGGCTAATATTCCAAAAGGTGAAATAACCAAAGTATCGCAGAATCTAAAACAATTAGGTTTTGATACAGATCCTTACAAACTTTTTTCTGATGTAAGAGAAGATGCGGCAGCAAACGGACCTATATGTAAAATTGTTAGAACTAAAAAAGCAAATGGGGGAACTGTAAGTTGTGTCGACGCTGTCGAAGAAGCTATACAAGAAAACCCTAAAAAATTTGCAAATGATGCAAGTAAGATAGGTAAGTTTAAACAAGCAGCAACAGGTTTTTTAAATTTTTTAAAAGGACCTGGTCCAAAAACATTTGGTATCGGTGCCGGTGTTGGAGCGGCTGTAGGATTTGTCAAAGCATTTAGTAATGATGATCCAACAACTTATTTATCAAATGAAGATCAACAAAAAAATATGTTGGTTGATATGGCAACAAACCCTGTTTCTATCGATATAGAAAGACCTGCAATATTAGATTATCAATTACCTGCATTAGGTGCAACACTTGCAGGGTCAACAGCACTCGCTGCACCATCAACAATTAAAGCTAGTAAGTCTAGAGCTTTTGGTATTGAAAAGAAAAAACCAAGACCAGGTATAACAAAAACAGGTTTAAGAGTTTTAGGAAGAGGACTTGGAATTGCAGCATCACCTGCACTACTCGCACCTTTTGCAGCTGGAGATATTGCTAGTCAAGTTGCAGAAGGAGACTCATTTACAGATATAGCAACAGATCCATTAAACTATTTGTATCCAGCATTTGCAGATCAAACACCAAAATTAACTAGAGGATTAAATCCAACTCTTCAAAAGGTAGCTAGATTAGGTTTACGTGGACCAGCATTAAGATTATTATCTAGAGCAGGAATAGGTGGATTTGCAGCTTCTGCAGTGATACAAGGTATGGACTTATTTGATGATTAAAAAACTAACAACGACGATACCACCACTTCGAGGACCAAACCCACAGGGGTTGAATGTTCCTGAAAAAAAGATTATAGTGGTGAAGAACTCGGAGAAAAATAATGGCAGATATAGACAAAGCTTTACCCAACGTAGAGCAGGAAATAAAATTACCTAGCGAAGAAGAGATCGCAGAAGCATCTCAAGAGAATATCGAAGAACAGGTTGGACCCGAAGATGTTCAAGTTGAACAAGACGAAGATGGTGGAGCTACTATTACTTTTGATCCAGAAGCCATAAACCAACCAGGTACAAACGAACATTTTGATAATTTAGCAGACCTATTACCAGAGGATGTTTTAGGTACTTTAGGTTCTGAACTTTATGAAAACTATATGCAGTACAAAGCATCGAGAAAAGATTGGGAAGATGCTTACACTAAAGGTTTAGATTTATTAGGATTTAAATACGAAAACAGATCACAACCGTTTACAAATGCAAGTGGTGCAACACACCCAGTATTAGCTGAAGCGGTAACACAGTTTCAAGCACATGCTTACAAAGAATTACTTCCAGCAAATGGTCCAGTACACACTCAAATTATGGGTGTGATCAATAGACAAAAAGAAGACCAAGCTACGAGAGTAAAAAATTTCATGAACTATCAACTCATGAACGTGATGAAAGAGTATGAACCCGAGTTCGATCAGTTACTTTTTTATCTCCCTCTTAGCGGCTCTGCATTCAAGAAAGTTTATTACGATGAACTGCTTGGCAGAGCCGTGTCTAAATTTGTTCCGGCAGATGATTTGATAGTACCTTACACAGCCACATCTTTAGAAGATGCAGAATCAATTGTGCATGTTTTAAAAATGTCAGAAAACGACTTAAGAAAAAAACAAGTAGCTGGTTTTTATAGAGACATAGAAATCACACCTGGTTATTCTCAAGAAACAGAAGTAGATAAAAAAGAAAGAGAATTAGAAGGAGTTAAAAAAACTAGAGATGAACAAATGTTCACTATTCTAGAAATACACACTAATCTTGATCTTGAAGGTTTTGAAGATAAAGACATGGAACAAAACCCAACAGGAATAAAACTTCCATACATTGTAACAATTGATACATCGTCAAGAGAAGTTTTATCTATAAGAAGAAATTATAAAGCTGAAGACCCACTAAGAAATAAAATTGAATACTTTGCACATTTTAAATTTTTACCGGGTTTAGGGTTTTATGGTTTTGGCTTAATCCACATGATCGGTGGATTATCAAGAACTGCAACGAATGCACTTAGACAATTATTAGATGCTGGTACATTTTCAAATATGCCGGCTGGATTTAAGCAAAGAGGTATTCGTGTTAGAGATGAAGCGCAATCGATTCAACCTGGAGAGTTTAGAGACGTAGATGCACCTGGCGGAAACATTAGAGACGCATTTATGCCTTTACCTTTCAAAGAACCATCAGCAACATTATTACAACTGATGGGCATCGTAGTAAACGCAGGTCAACGATTTGCCGCCATAGCTGACATGCAGGTCGGTGACGGCAACCAGCAGGCAGCTGTTGGAACGACCATTGCCCTCTTAGAGCGAGGCTCCAGGGTCATGTCAGCCATACATAAAAGATTGTATGTGGCATTAAAAAAAGAATTTGTTTTATTATCAGATGTCTTCAAAACGTATTTACCACCAGAATATCCTTATGATGTTATTGGTGGACAACGAAATATTAAAGTTGCAGACTTTGATGAGAAAGTAGACATCATGCCTATAGCTGATCCAAATATATTTTCACAATCACAAAGAATTAGTTTGGCTCAAACTGAACTACAACTTGCAATGTCAAATCCTGGAATGCATAATATGTATGAAGCATACAGAGATATGTACACTGCAATTGGTGTAAAAAATATTGATAAAATTTTACCACCACCTCAACAACCAATGCCAATGGATCCAGCGGCAGAAAATATTATGGCAATGAGTGGTAAACCTTTCCAAGCATTCAAAGGTCAAGATCACAGAGCACACATTACTTCGCACTTAAATTTCATGGCAACTAATATGGTAAAAAATAATCCAGTAATTATGGGTGCATTACAAAAAAACATTTTTGAACACATTTCTTTAATGGCACAAGAGCAATTAGAAATAGAATTTAGAGATGAGATACAACAATTAATGCAATTACAACAAATGGCTCAACAAAATCCAGACGTAGGACAGAATCCACAAGTTCAACAACAAATTATGCAGTTAAGTATGGCTATTGAAGCAAGAAAAGCTAAATTAATTGCTGATATGACACAAGAATTTAAGGATGAAGAGAGTAAAATCATGGGTGATTTTGGAAATGATCCAATTGCTAAACTAAAAGCAAGAGAATTAGACCTTAGAGCTATGGACAATCAACAAAAACACGATCAAGCTGATCAAAGAATAAACTTAGATAAGTCAAAAGCTATGATGAACCAAGGAAATCAAGAAGATAAACTTGAACAAAACGAAGAATTAGCTAAATTAAGAGCTAATACGTCTATTGAGAAAACAATTTTGAGTAAAACTATACCTTCGGCACCGAAAATGGATGAAATGCCTGGAAATATAGCTATAATCAGAAACAGAGGAGAATAAATATGAAAAAAAATAAAAAAAACAGTCACGCAGGCATGACTCATGTAGATCATGACATGTTCTTGAACAAAGACGGTTTACCAAATGGAGGAGTTGAGGTTGAAGTTTCAAATCCAACAGAAACTCAGTCAGTTCAGGTAAAAGGTCAAAGAGCAATGCTTGCAGAAAAGAAAAGCAAAGCAGATTGGTACTAAATCATGTGGTTATCGGCAATTAAATTAGCCGTTTCTGCTGGAAGTAAGATTTATGCTAACAAGCAGAGAACGAAAATGGCAATGTCAGATGCACAGCTTATGCATGCATCTAAGATGGCCCGAGGTGAGGAAGCTTACCAAGGGAAAACTACTTGAAGCTAGACAATCGGATTGGAAGGACGAGGCAGTTCTTGATAATTCTCTCGACGCCCGTCATGATTTTGGCCTGGGCAGTGGTATCGGACGATCCGACTGCTATGGACAAGGTAAAATTGTTCTTCGAGATGTTCTCGCAGCTCCCTTCATGGTTCACTAATTTATGGATCCTTGTAGTTGCGAGTATTTATGGTATAAAGGGAACACAAATTTTCCGTAACGGAAAAAAATAAGGAGATAAAAATGGCAAGTAAAAAACTTAAAAAAGCTCTTAAGATGCTTGGTGCCGGTGCAGCGATCGCTGGACTAGGAAAAGCATTTATGAATAACAGAGCTAGAAAAGCTATGCTTAACTCTGCAGATGCTAACGATGGTTTTCTTAATTCAATGATTGGGAAAACAGGAAACAAAATGATGAACGCAAACGAATTAGGGTTTGATCTTTCAGAGTATGACAGATCTCAACCTTTTGGATTTGGTATCATGGCGAAAAAAGGTGGAAGAATCGTTAAAGGTAAAAAAGCAGCTGTAAGAAGAAAAGCAAATAGAAGTAAAAAGAAATAAGGAGACTTATGACAAAACCATTACCTAAGGGTAAAAAAGGAAAAGGAATAAGAAAACTTAAAAAAGTAGCTCCACAAGTTGCAAAACGAATGGGTTACAAAAAAGGGAGAAAAGTCTGTGGCTAAACTTTGTGCAAAAGGTAAAGCAGCAGCAAAACGTAAGTTCAAGGTTTATCCTAGTGCTTACGCGAATATGTACGGCTCTGCTGTATGTTCTGGTAAAATAAAACCAGGTGGAAAAAAGAAGAAAAAATCCAAGAGAAAATAATGGCTGAAGGTGGTCTAAGAAAATGGGTCAAAGAGAAATGGGTGGACATCGGAGCTCCGAAGAAGAACGGCAAGTATCAACCTTGCGGTCGATCGAAAGGGAGCAAAAGAAAATATCCAAAATGCGTCCCACTTGCAAAAGCCACACGGATGACAAAAGGGCAAAAGGCCTCTGCTGTCAAACGAAAGAGAGCTGCAGGTAATCCTGGAGGAAAACCTACTAACGTTGCAACGTTTGCAAAAAGAAAACGAATGGCGTTTGGAGGTAGAGTATAATGGCTACTAGAAAAGAAAACCCTATTTCAAAAAATAAAAAGAACTACAGATCTACAAAGTCTGGAGCAGGCATGACTAAAGCAGGTGTCGCTGCCTATAGAAGAGCAAACCCTGGAAGTAAACTAAAAACAGCCGTGACAGGAAAAGTGAAGCCTGGATCAAAAGCTGCTAATCGTAGGAAATCATACTGCGCTAGATCACTAGGACAATTAAAAAGGTCATCAGCAAAAACAAGAAACGATCCAAATTCCAGAATCCGTCAGGCTAGACGGAGATGGAAATGTTAAGACGATCAATACTAGACGCACTAAGAGCCAGATACGAAGCTGAAATTGCGGAAGCAGACGCGACTGCAAATATCTTTTTAGATCATTCAGTAGGTATCGGAGAACACCCTCAACATTTAGATGAAGTAAATAAGCAGGTTGAAAAAATAGCTAATGCAAAAGAAAAGCTAGATGTGTTAGATGAGTTTGAACCTGAGAAAGGAGATAGTCTATAATGGATTTTGTAGAAAAAATTAGAAGAATAATTAAAATGAGACATGATGATGTCGTAGTTGCAATGACTTCCGGTGGTGTTGACAATATGGAAAAATACCAGTATATGTTAGGACAAATACGAACTTATCAGTATTTATTACAGGAAATATCCACCCTGCTAAAAACAAAGGAGCAAAATGACAGTGAAGGAACAATTATCAGCATCAAAGGAAAAGATAGTCCTACCAAATAAGACTCTCGTTGGTGTTGAATCAGAAAAGAAAAAAGAAATTAACGAAGATTCAAAATTACCAGAACCTACAGGTTGGAGAATTTTAGTTTTACCTTTTAAACAAAAAGAAAAAACTAAAGGTGGAATTATTTTAGCAGAAGATACAATAGAACGATCTC